AGTTGTGGGGTCAGGGGCTTAGAGAACCCACCTTCTACATCAACGCCGAGATTGATGAAACCAATATACAGGTCTTTGAAAAGCGCACTACAACAGTAAAAATTACAATAAACGGAGTTGATTTTCTGTTGTTTATGGCTACCCCTGAACAAGTAGATAGGTTGACACAAAAGGGTAAAAAAAGCCTATCTTTGATTGTAACTTTGTCTACTAATGAATGGAATGGTGTGGTTAAGCCTCAAGCTAAAATTAAGCAGTTTGAGGTTGGTAAGGTTGAGGATAAGAATGAAAGTGAAGAAAGCTGGATGAATGATTTTTAAGTCTTGACAACCATAATTAAATATGTTACAATTAAACCGTGGAGAAATCTACGGTTTAATTTTTAGGAGGGGTTGGATGGAAGAAGTTTGGAAAGACGTTAAAGGATATGAAGGATATTATCAGGTAAGTAATATGGGGCGAGTTAAGAGCCTATTTACTGGGAATATTATGAAAACTTACACCGGCAATCATGGTTATATATCTTTGAGATTGGCGAGATGTAATTATGGTAAAACAAAGTTGGTGTTGTTGCATCGAGTAGTCGCAGAGGCTTTTATCCCTAATCCAGACAACCTACCTCAAGTTGGCCACAAAGACGAAACAAAAACGAATAATAGGGCTGATAATCTTGAGTGGACACTGAGTTGTGACAATAATAATACAGAAAAACATCGAGAAAGAATTTCTAAAGGGCGTAGGGGTAGCAAGTTATCTCAACCCCCAAAATATAATAAGGTTATTTGTGACGATATTGTTTATTCTTCTTTGACAACTTTCTGTAAAAACAAAGGATTGAATACATCCTCTGTATGGCGATGGTTGAATGGGATAACCGCAATGCCAGAAAAGTGGAAAGAACGAGGTTTAAGATATGAATGATACTCAACTTCATTGTCACACACATGGTTCTAATCTGCGTATGCTTGATTGCATTGTAAAGACAAAAGATTTAATTGATTATGCGGTTGAACTTGGTATGAAGGCTGTGGCCATTACAGACCACGCCTCTATTAGTGAACATATCAATGCCATTCAATATAGCAAAGAACTAAAAGGAAAGGGTGTTGATATAAAAGTTCTCTTGGGAGATGAAATTTATCTCGTAGATAACGTTATTGACGTTAAAGAAAATTATGTCCCAAGACAAACTCAATTCTATCACTTTATTTTGATTGCTAAAGATAGAATTGGGTATGACCAACTTAGAGAGATTAACGCTACTGGTTGGCAGTCCAGTTTCTTTACAGGTAAAATGAGGCGTGTTCCTAATGACAAGCATCAAATTGAGAAGATTATTGGGAATAACAAAGGCCATTTGCTTGCAAGTACAGCGTGTATTGGTGGCGAATTGGCCAAATCTTTCTTTAACAAAGACAAACAACAACTTGTCTCGTTTGTTAATTGGTGCGTGTCAACTTTTGGCAAAGAAAATTTTGCTGTTGAGATTCAGCCTTCTGATAACCCAGAACAAATTTCCTTTAATAAGTGGGCTAAAGACTACGCTTGGAGACACGGGCTAAAGTGTATTTCTACTTGTGATGTTCATTATCTTAAAAAGGAACACCATGATATTCATAAGGCTTTTCTCACAAGTCGTGAGGCCGATAGAGGTGAGTCAGAAGATTTCTATGCCACCACTTATATGATGTCAACAGAAGAAAAACGAGGTTATATGCCTTATTTTTCTGATGAAGATTATGAACAAATTGTGAATGATGGATGGGAATTTGTCAAAGATATCGAGTTTATTGACATGGAGCATATTACCATTATTCCTGAAAGAAGCCTAAAAGGGTTAGATTGTCAAGTTCGACATATCTTTAAGGATTGGTATGACAAATATCCCTATATTAAGAATTTTGCCTATAGCAAATATGACCAAGATACCTATTTTCTACGTATGGTAGAAGATGGTTTTATAAGTAAAAAACAAGAATTTAATGATATAAATATCGGGCGTATTGCTTGGGAACTTAAACAGTTATGGCTAATTAGTGATAAACTTGGTGCCAGAATGTCAGCCTATTATAATCTGGTTGATTATATTGTTGATATTTGTTGGGAAATTGGGTTTATTGGTGTTAGCCGAGGCAGTGTGACAGGGTATTATACTGCTTATCTTATTGATATGCAGCAAATGAATCCTCTACAGTGGAACTTACCAGCTTATCGACATCTCAATGCAGAACGTGTAAGCTGGCCTGACGTAGACCTTGATTCTTCTGCCCGTAATCGACCAAAGATTATTCAGCGTCTTAAAGAAGTGTTTGGCGAAGATAATATTCTTAACATCTGCACTTTTAAGACAGAAACAAGTAAGTCTGCACTTAAAACGGCCTGTCGGGGATTGGGACTGTCTAATGATGAAGCAAGTTATCTTTCTTCTCTTGTCCCGGTAGAACGAGGAAAACAGTGGTCTTTAAAAGATTGTTTTTATGGTAATAAAGAAAAAGACAGGAAGCCTGTAGGAGAGCTTGTTAAAGAAATTAAAATACAGTCTGAAGCCAATGATGTTGACCTTGGACAGTGTGCTTTGATGATTGAGGGGTTGATTTCTGGATTAAGCCTTCACGCCTCTGGTATCTATATCTTTAAGGACGGCTATCTCAAACAAAACAGTCTTATGAAAACGCCTCGTGGTGATGATGTGACCTGTTGGGATATGCCTTGTTCTGATTATGTTGGCGGTCTAAAATATGATAGTTTAACAACAGAATGTCAGGACAAACTTGAAGTCTGTACAGAGCTATTATTAAAGTATAACAAAATAAAATGGCAGGGCAGTATTAGGGCTACTTATAATCAATATCTTCACCCAGATAAGTTAGACTATACAACTAAGGAAATGTGGGATGATTGTTCTGAAGGCAAAATTACTGATTTGTTCCAGTTTATTACTCCTGTCGGAGGCAAATGTATTAGAAAAATTCAACCTCACAGCCTTGAAGAAATGGCCAACGCTAACTCTCTTATGCGTATTACTGTTGAGGATGGTATTCAGCCAGTAGATAAATTTCTTGCTTATAAACAAGATAGAAGTCTGTGGTACAAAGAACTTGACCAATATGGTGTGACCAATCCAGATGAAATTAAAGCTCTTGAAAAAGTCCTCAATTATTGTTATGGTTGTCCCTCCATGCAAGAGGATGTAATGGAACTTTGTATGGAACCAAAAATTGCTGGGTTCAGTTTGGCTGACGCAGACAAAGCCAGAAAAATTATCGCCAAGAAAAAGTCTGAAGATGTGGCCGGGTTGAAAGAAAAATTTTATAATTCTGTCGAATCACACGGCAACTCTATCAATGTGGCCAATTATGTATGGGAACAATGTATTAAGCCTCAGCTTGCCTATTCCTTCTCTCGTAATCACGTTATGCCTTATAGTGCGGAGGCGTTGCAAGAAATGAACTTGTTTTACCATTATCCTCCTGTTTATTGGAATTGTGCCACAATGATAGTTAATGCTGGGCTTGCTAATGGTACATCTGATAATGAAGAAGATACGTCCTCTAAAACAACAGATTATGGTAAGATTGCTAAATCTATTTATCGAGCTAAAGAGGGCAGTGTTATTGTAAAGGCCCCCTCTATTAACGAATCTGAGTTAATCTTTAGCCCCCATGAACAAGACAACTCTATCTTATTTGGCTTAGGTGCTATTTCAGGTATCAACAATGACGTAACAAGTCAAATCCTCTCCAATCGTCCCTATACATCCTTTGCCGACTTCTACAACAAAAACGCCTATAAAGGCTCACTTGTAACTAAGTCCAAGTTCATCCAACTAATCAAGGCCGGGTGTTTTGATGAATTTGAACCTGACAGACGTATTGTGATGAGACAATATTTCATTCTATCCACACCTAACGTCACATCTCTTGCTATGAACAATATAGGCCAAATCAAAGCCGCCAGAGTACCTATCCCTAAATCTATCATCGGCCCATACAACTTTAGAAAGTATGTATGCAGCAGACAGTTCAAGTTCGGCCCCCACCCTAAATTTAAGAGCAAGACCCTATACTGGCTTGATGCTATGGCACAACGTTATTTTAACGCACATTGTAAGAACAGCTTAACCGAAGGCGTAGATTATTGGTTTGAAAGTGACAGATGGGTTGTTGTCGATAAGAGCCTTGAAAAGTTGCTTGCTCCGTCCATTGAAACGCTAAAAGACTATATCAATACACCTGAGTTCTTGGATAAGTTTAATAAGGTCAGAGCCAAACAGAACATGATTGAGAGTGTGGATGGATTGGATGTGAATAGGTGGTCTTTCCAATCTTGTGCATTTTACAGCCAAGAACATGAACTTGCTAACGTTGACTTAGCCAAGTACAATATTTCCCATTTTTCTGATTTGCCTGAAGAACCTCAGTTTGTTGAGCGTTCCTTTGGTAATCGGTCTTGGAAACAATTTGAGTTGTCTGCTATTTGTGGGACGGTGATAGGGCGAATGGATAGCCACCATCTTGTTACTATCTTAACACCTGATAATGAAGTCGTTAATGTTAAAATGAATGATGGAGCTTTTGCCCATTACAAGACCCAATTAAGCATAATCAATCCAGATGGTACTAAAACGGTCATTGAAAAATCTTGGCTTGAGCGTGGTAGTTTGTTGATTTGTTGTGGATATCGTAGAGGGATAGATGAATTTGTGACGAAAAAATATAAGGCCAGCATTTTTCCCTCTCAGCTTATGAAGATAACCAGTATCAATGGCTCAGACATTGAAATTCAAACCGAACGATATTCTGAAGAAAATTAAATAAACCCTTGACAACCTCCTTGCAACATGGTATACTTAAACTATCAAACAAGGAGGTTTGTTTTATGAGAGTGGTGAAGTTATACGATGAGCATTAAAATTAAACTAAAACCTATCAAGCGGATTTTCTTTAATCCGTCCAACGGCTATAAAGTTCTAAGTTGTGAGCCTGTTGGTACTTACCCCAACCTAATACTCAACCAATACAACAACTTTACTTTAGCCGGAACTAACCTCAGCATGGTCGATGTGAGCGATGAATATGAGCTTGAAATCAGAGAGAACCAAAAGGCTAAATATCCGGCAAGTTATGTTTTAGTTGGGTTTGCTGATATTGGTGTTAGTGCCGAGGGCATTAAAATCACGCCTGAGCAAGAACTAAAAATCTTGCGCCATATCTGTGACGGCAACCAACCCAAGTATATACATGAAGCCTATCCTGATTTTGTTCAGATGGTGCTTGATGGGCGTGAAGAAGAAATTGACCATAAGAAAATTTATAATGTTGGCCCTGTTCGGTTTGAGGAATATGTAAATAAAATCAAGGGTTATTTCACTACTATTCAGTTCTTGCCCCTTACCTCTGACTGGGGTATTGAAAATGATAGTGATGTTAGTAAGTTGATTGATGTTTTTGCTACACCGGAAGAACTAAATCAAGCCCTTGAGTCCAGTCCTTATCACATCTTCTTTGATTTGCTTAACTATTCCTTTGATAAGTCTGATAGATATGTCTTAAACAAACGGCCTGATTTGATTGATTCTAAAGAGCGTTGTGAGTTCGCTTGCCTTGAAATTCTTAGAGAGAACGAAGATGAAGGCGATACAAGAATTTACACAGATTTGCTTGAGGAATTGGCTGAGGAAAAAGTACCTGAGTGCGTTAAGTATGTAAGGGATGCTGTGCGCAATAGTGAAAGAATCTACTATGATGCAGAGCAAGAGTATTCCAGTAATAAAACCACCTACGATGCTGAAGTCAACATTGCTGAGAACATTCTTGACCGCCTTGCCTTAGAGAAAAAACAAGATTGCAACTTAGGCATGAATGTTGATGACTTTACAAGCGTTGATGGATTTGAGTGTACAGATGAACAAAAGCAAATCCTCACTTTAGCCAATGAACACATGGTTGCTATGTTAAGAGGTTATGGCGGCTCTGGTAAGAGTACAGTAATGAAGGCTTTGGTATTGATGCTTGAAGCCAACCTTAAAGATTATACTCAGCTTGCTCCAACAGGTAAAGCAGCAAAACGCCTAAGAGAAACAACAGGTCGACCCGCAAGCACCGTTCACATGGTACTGGCTCAAGACGGTCATATCAACTCTGATTTTGTCATTATTGACGAGTGTAGTATGGTTGGTGTTCATTTGTTGTCTAAGCTGTTTGATATATGTGAGTCCAATACACGGTTTATCTTTGTATGCGATGAAGCTCAGTTGGCCTCTATCTCTTGTGGCAACGTTGTACAAGACATCATTGATTCAGGTGTTGTGCCTACGGCCACATTAACCAAGATTTTCCGGTATGGCTCGTCTGGCCTTGCTACTGTGGCCACAGATACTCGTGAAGGTAAGGTTGGCCCAAGACAAAACAGCAATTATCCTGATTACCAGTTTATCTCTATTGGTGACAGCCCTATGACGCAAATCCTTGATGCCTATAATTCTCTGCTTGACAAATACACTAAAGATGATATAATGATACTATCCCCGTTCAACAAAGGCCCCGTTGGTACGGTAGCAATCAACAAGGCCATTCAGTCCAGATATAATCCAAACCCTGATACCAATGCTATTCGTAAGATAAGTGGTGACGAGGAAATCATGTTCAAGGTGGGCGATAAGGTAATCAACACCCACAACGAATACCACTGCCCTTGCTTTAGAGTTGATGAAGATGGGTCTTTGGTTGAGAGTATGAGCGACATTATGGTTATGAATGGTGATATGGGTTATATTCGGTATATCAAAGAGACTGATACCGGTATTGTTATGGCTGTTGAGTTTGATACTGGTATGGCGAGAATTTATGGGCCTTATATGAGCAACCTACTGCTTGGGTATGCTATTAGTATTCACAAGAGTCAGGGCAGTGAGGCTAAGGCTGTGATTGTGATTACCAGTCCCATGCACAAGCGTATGTTGTCATCCAATCTTCTCTATGTAGCTGATAGCCGAGCAAAAGAGCAGTTGATTGAGATTGGCGATGTTGAGACAATTAAAGAGGGCCTTAAACGGCACGAACAGAAAGAAAGAGAGACTTGGCTTAAAGAATTATTAAAGGAGATTTAATATGAAAATGAATCGAGAACGTTTTGAAAAAATTCTTGAAAAATATTATAGCCATAGCCCACCCACTAAATTTGTTTTAGCTGTAGATTTTGACCACACGCTATGTTATAGTCATTACCCATTTTGTGGGAAAGAAACACCTGTAGCAGCTTTTGTTCGTTCTATACAAGATATGGGTATTGTCCTTATTATTAACACTTGTAGAGAAAAAGGTATAACTGCACTGGCGGCTAAAAAATGGCTTAAACGCCATGGTATTAAATATGATTATTACAATTGCAATGCTTCTGACAATATTTTATTTTATGGTGATTGTAGAAAGATTGCTTGTAATATGAGTATAGATGATACAGATTATAATTTCTGTATGGATGATTTTATTGAGGAGGTAAAATAATTGAATGTAACAAAAAGAGACGGGAGAAAAGTAGAATTTGAAATTGAAAAAATTTCAAATGCTATTTTAAAAGCTTTTAATAGCGTTTATTCCAATAATATTTCTCAAGAAATGCATGATTTTATAAACAAAGTTTCTACAGAAATTGCTAATCGTAACACTGATACAACTGTTGAAGAAATTCAAAACGCTGTTGTAAAAAAACTTATGTCAAGCAAATACAAAGAAGTTGCAATAGCTTATGTAGAATACCGTCATTTACATCAATTGGCTCGAAGTCAATACGCTGAACTAATGGACGCTGTGGCAGAAAAGTTGCAAGCAAAAGATGTAAAAAATCAAAATGCCAATGTAGATGAACATAGTTTTGGTGGACGTATTGGTGAAGCAAGTGATATTGTCACAAAAAGATATGCACTTGAATATTTAGTTTCGCCAATGGCAAAAGCAAATCATGAGAATAATGAAATTTATATCCATGACCTAAATGCATATGCTGTTGGTAGCCATAATTGTTTAAGTATTCCTTTTGACCAGTTACTTGCTAATGGATTCAACACACGGCAGACCGATGTGCGTCCCGCTCAGAGCATCAATACGGCGTTCCAGCTTGTGGCTGTCATTTTTCAGTTACAAAGCCTTCAGCAGTTTGGCGGGGTGAGCGCCACTCACCTTGACTGGACGATGGTTCCTTATGTGAGAAAGTCGTTTGCTAAACATTTCCGTGATGGCCTAAAATATCTTGAACATATTGATAAAGTTTTGCTTGACGATAAACTAAGCGTTAATGATGATTGGTATAAATCCTATCCACTTCATGTTTATCAATATGCTATGGCCATGACCACTAAAGAGTGCTATCAGGCTGTTGAGGGTATGTATCATAATTTGAATACACTACAATCACGTTCTGGTTGCCAGTTGCCTTTTACATCTATCAACTATGGCACTTGTACTCTGCCCGAAGGTCGTATGGTTACTAAAGCGTTATTGGATGTATCTATCAAGGGTATTGGTAAGCTCCATCGTACCAGCATTTTCCCTTGTGGTATTTTTCAGTGCATGAAAGGCGTAAATCGTCATCCAGGTGACTCTAATTATGACCTGTTCCAACTGGCACTTAAATCTACCAGCCTGCGGCTATACCCCAACTATGCTAATGTTGATTGGTCTGGTAATGCTGGATATGATGTTAATGACCCTAAGACGTATTTCTCTACAATGGGTTGTAGAACAGCAAATGGACTCGATATTAACGGTATGGGACAAACAAAAGACGGACGAGGTAATATCTGCCCTGTAACCATCATTATGCCTACTTTGGCTATGGAGGCCAAAGAAATCCATAACACAAATGTTATGATAGACAGAGATACTTCTGTGGTTGATGAATTTGTGTCGTTACTTGACACAAAAATTCATGAGGCCAAGGATATGTTGCTTGAACGTTTTGATTGGATTTGCAGTCAGTCCCCTGATAGCGCCAAATTTATGTATGAAAACAATGTAATGGCTGGTTATGTACCGAAAGAGGGTATTAGGTCTGCGCTGAAGCATGGCACTATCGTCATTGGGCAAATTGGCCTTGCTGAAACCCTGCAAATCCTCATTGGATGTGACCATACAAAACCCGAAGGCATGGAACTGGCCAAACGCATTGAGCAGTTGTTCAAAGACCGTTGCGCCGAGTTCAAACAGCAGTATCAGTTGAATTTTGGTGTTTACTACACGCCTGCGGAAAATCTTTGCTATACATCTATGCAGAAATTCAAAGCTAAGTATGGTGAAATCCCTAATGTATCTGATAAAGATTTTTTTACTAATTCTATGCACGTCCCTGTATGGGTGCCAATGACACCGTTTGAGAAGATTGATATTGAGAGTCAGCTAACAGGGTATAGCAATGCTGGTTGTATTACTTATGTAGAATTGGATGCAGCTTGTAAATATAATATTGAAGCGCTTGAGCAAATTGTAAATTATGCAATGGACAAAGATATCCCTTATTTTGCAATTAACGTCCCAAATGACCAATGCATGAATTGTGGCTATTGTGATTTAATCAATGACGTATGCCCCCAATGCAATAGCCATGATATTAAGCATCTTCGTAGAGTAACAGGATATTTAACAAATGATTATAAAACTGCATTTAACAAAGGTAAACAGCAAGAGGTTGAAATGAGAGTTAAACATCAACGGTTTAATAAAGGAGTAAATGCGAATGAATCTTGACTTAGAATATTTATTTTATCAAGGTAAATTATCTCATAAACAATTTTTATGCTCATGTGCTTTTGAAGATTTGATGGGTGAACCAATGGTGGGAGATATGATTCTCCTACCAGTTGGTGCAGATATTGTTGACCAAGAATTATATGTAATTAAACAAAGAGTTATTGGTGACGAACACATTGAATTTATGTGCGAACTTTATAATTGGGAGGACTAATATGCCAAGCATTACAAATGTTGTAGTTTATGGCCTTGACAGAGCAATTAAAACTGCTAAATATCCTAAAGCCGTAGACATTGATACTCTTAATAATGATTTAACTCCCGGCATTAAAGCTTGTTTAAATTGTCCCACAGGAGAAGGCCATGACAACGCCCTAAAAGGTATTGTTGTCCAGTTTGATTTGACTTTCAGCCAAAACGCTTGGCAGCAAATTGAACGTTATCATTTTATGGATTTTGTTTCCAGCCAAAGCAAAATGCATAAGATTGTTAAGTTTAATCTAAAACAACAGTGTAACAAATATGTCAATCCTCAAATTATTGATATTGTCCAAGGTATGATTAACGAATACAATCGTCTTGCCAATCTTGATAATCCGACCCCTGAGCGCAAGCATATGATGGATGAACTTTATCTTGAAATTCTTTACAACATCCCGTGTGGCTTTGAATTAACTGCTGGTATGACAACCAACTATCAACAGCTAAAGACCATTTATCAACAGCGCAGACATCATAGACTACCCGATTGGAAAGTATTTTGTGATTGGATTGAAACACTACCTCGATTTATGGAGTTGACACAGAAATGATTGATATTAACTTTAAAAAACTATCGCCTTCCGCAACCATTCCTACTAAGGCACATCCTACAGACGCTTGTTTTGACCTGTATCTTGATGAACCCAACAGTTTTTATTATAATTATGACACAAACACTTATTATCAGGGCGTTAAGATTGAACCACATACTTATGTTCCGCTACATACTGGACTTGCGGCGGAGATTCCAGATGGCTATTATGCCGCTATTTATGCCCGTAGTGGTTTAAGTGTTAAAAAGGGACTTAGACCAACTAACTGTACAGGAATAATTGATAATCAGTATCGTGGTGAATGGATTGTAGCATTGTATAATGATAGTAATTTTTCCCAAGTTCTTGACCATAAAGACCGTATCGCCCAGTTTGCAATTCTACCTGTCCTTGATGTTAAACTAAATGAAGTTGAAGAACTTTCTGAAACAGAACGTGGAACAGGCGGTTTTGGCAGTTCAGGAAAATGATTTATCCTATTATTAAAATCACTAAACATAATAATATATCTATTGTATTGTTTGATACGAACGCCGAATCAATGGACGAACTTTTTGAATTTTCTATGGCTAACGATAGAGAAAACTGGTATATGTTTGAAAATCTAATGTATATGGCAATGGATAATTATATTGATGGTTTTGAAGAAGCACTATAAACCATGAAAAAAATAGGGAACATAGAAAGACGAAAAATCAATCTATGTTCCCTATAAATTTTTTTACGTCTGAGGCGTTTCCTCAAGCGTAACATTAAGCGTTTGGTCTTTATTATTAGTAATGGTTAGATGCTTACCAGTATATCCAGTATACTCCACATTAACACCATATTGGTCCCCAATACCACTCAATAGATAAGTTTTGCCACCAACCTCAATGGGTTCAACTTCTTTGTTATCTGCATCTACCACTGTAACGGCGGCTGCTTCAGGGTCAGTAGTAACGGTTAGAATAAAACCATCTTGTAGACTTACAACTTTGTTTTTAACCTTAAAGAACCTACTATCTAAACCAACGCCGCAATTCCCTTTGGCAAAAACAACATCGCCTACTTCTTCGCCCTCACTGTTATGCAGTGTAATAACCTTTGCGCCATTAACATTAACAGTAGTAAACAAAGCACCATCCCACAGCTGGCCACAGCCACTTACGGCTTTACTAACATCAACACTGGTAGCCGCAATATCACAAATAACACCTTTAATAATCTTTAATGTAGTTGTATCTAATTTAATGCCGCCACAAAAATTTGCCATATTTTATACTCTCCTTTTATTAAGCTTTATCAACCCATGCAAGAGCGCCATTGACAACTCCAAGCACTTTTCCGTTTTCTGCCGCTGTATATGCAGGCAAAATAGCGTCTACATAACCTTTATTAGCTGCATCGTCATCATCGACGGGGTTTCCAGTCAATTTAAGTTTACCAGTCATTTTACCACCGGATTTAAGAATAGCAGAAGCCTGTAAAGCATTTGTTTTACCATCACTGTACTCTTTAGTAACAGCATGACTGGTTGCAGTTGGCGCACCAACGCTAACAGGCACATATTCATTTTGAGTGCTTGCTTTAACAAACGCCGCAGAACCATCGCTTGTAGCAGTTAGTCTTGGCGCATTTGTTCCAGCCTCTTCAATAGTTGCACCGATATATAAAGGAGCCGGGCCATCTGTGCTAATCTTATGTGCATTAACAATAGAATGTTCATTCATGTCTAAATTAGAATCAATCTTACCATCATCACCAAGCAAGCTGTGAGAGTCCACATATTTTTTAGTAGCAGCGTCTTGTTCAGCAACAGGGTCAAGTAAATCAGTGATTTTATGGTTATTTAAACTAACCTCAGATTCAATAGCCATGCCACTATCAGTGTTACTAATAGACTTAACACCCATAATATTATTCCCATTCATATACAAGTTACCTTGCATAGGGACAGAACCATCTGATTTGAAATCGCCGCCAGCACCAGCAGCCTGCCCACCCTTAATATTTAATACAGGCCGTCCAAGCTCATCTTTGGTATAATTAAACTGTGAGTCATTTAATAAATATCCACCATCAGCCGCACGAATACTACTCATTTATTATCACCTTTATCATCAGAGATAGTGTTTAAAATAGCAGTTAATTTATCATAAGCGTCTTTAATATATTTGCAAGTAGGAATTAAAGCACCACTAATAACAGTTAATCCGCTAAACACTTCAATATATTGGTCTGGAATAGTAAAACCTACAGTATCACAAAACACAGGCAAAACAGTCACAACGACAACAAGTAAAATAATACCCACAGCAACACAAGTTGTTTTTAAAACAGTGTTAATAAGCTTTTTCTTGTCAAAGGGCTGAAGCAAAATAACAATATTATTATATAAACCCAAACAAGTATTAGCCAATACTGCTCCAACAAACAAACCCATTGCAATACTAATGGTTTGCAAGTTCTTTAAAATAAGCTCAAGCACTTTCTATTTCCTCATCTTTCTTTGCAAAAATACGCTTAAACGCAAGCAATAGCAATTCACCGCCAAATGCTGCTCCTGTATAGGTCAATACATCTGACACATCTAATTGAATATTTAAGAAAAGAGCGACAGTTTTTAATGCTGCCGCCCAAATCAATACCAATGTCATCAATCGAATACAATAAATAACGATTGTTCTTGACATTTCGCTTTTTTGCCATCTACGTTTATTTCTAATCAAATTGACCAGCCCTATCTAAAATAACCAGCAATCGCACACAATCTTCAGATAAGTCAATAATCATATTTTCACCAGTTCCGCCTTTACCAGTAAGAAACTTACGATTGATGAGCTTTTGAATTGTCTGCTTATATGTGGCGTTTTTAATATCTGATACTTTATAATATCTCACTTCACCAAAATCTCCATTCGGTTCAACAACCCAATAATATTTCACTTGAGAAATAAAGGTGTTCCAATCACCTTCAATTCTTTCTTTCCTTGTGCTTGCAGGGTCATTGATATATACTTTTTTATCATCTACCCACCATACAACTATATAATGGCCGCTTGAAGTCCAAAGCCCTTTACCCATACAAGCAATAATATAATTACCTTTTTGGATTTCTTCTCGCATTTTATTGTGGTAAATAGATTTCTTATCCCCATAGATATTCGCCGTATTTAAGCGCCAACACTTAATATTAAAATAATCAAATTGAGGCACAAAATAACTATAATATGTTCCCTGATTTACGGCTTTAAAATGATGGCTCAAACTCCATTGACAAGCGTCTACAGGCGTAAATTTTTTACCTGTAATGCTTTCAATTAACATAGCCGCAGAAGTAGGCCCACAACTACTTTTACCTATAGTTGTCTTTTCGCCTTTAGCAGAATAATCTTTATTTTTCCATCTTAAATCAGTTTGCATATATAACACAGGCTTTGTGTTCATATAATCACCCCAACAGAATTGCTAAAGTTTCTTCCATTTCTTTCATTCTTTGTTCAAAATCAACTAAAGGGGACGGAGGATTATATTTTTTCCCAATTTCCGCCCCTTCATAATAAGGCTTCGCCCCAAATAACTTTGCATTTTCTTCTGAACAAATAATTAGATTGGTAACAATATTATTTTCATCAACAATACAATATGTCATAATTTTACCTCATTTAATTGTAGTGGACACGGATTGCGACAAGACCAGTGCCACCAGAGCCGCCGTGATAATAAGTGTCAATTTCATAATAAGCACCGCCACCGCCGCCACCGGGTCCTTTTGCGTTTTCGCCATTAGAATTTCTCTTGCCATCACCACCATTGGGTGTTCCTCCGGTTTTTCCAGCAGCGCCGCCACTACCGCCATAAAACGTTACGCCATCATCAAATTCAGAAATAGTTGTATTACTATTTCCGTTTCCAGTTGTTGAAGAAACTTGATGTCCACCAGCCAACCCATTTGGCGTTCCTGCCGTAGCGTTCTTAGCACCCTTTACACTATTGCTTAAAAAAGATGTTGTTGTACTATTATTTATAGCTCCTATAATTAACGGATAAGTTTGAGTGGAGTCTACATTTATTCCATATGCATTTAAAATCCCACCAGAACCACCACCATCGCCATAAGGATTATTTTCATTGCCAACAGCACCATTACCACCAGAACCAACTAAACACACATCTACGTTTTTAACATTTTGGGAAAATTTACCTTGAAAGCTTTCAGTATATCGTACAACACCATTTTCCGCAGCCCCGTTAATACTAACTTCGTGATAATTATTATCACCAATCCAAGCAGGTTGAATTTGAACATTAGTATCACTATAATTAAAATATCCACCATTTTTAACAAGTAATGAAGATGTACCATAAGGAACAACAACAATAATTTGTCCATTGCTATCAGTAGTCCCCAAAAGCTTATTGTTCAACAATACATCACAACCAATAGCTTGATATCCCACAGGGTCAACTACTTTTAATTTTAATGCTGCTTGGAGAGTAATTGAACCGGCAATTAAAGCCAGCGCCTCGCCAACAGTATTTACTTTATAATCTGTAATATTACTGCCAGTAAGCAAACCCTGAGAATCGAGAGTTTTTGGATATAAGGTGTCATAATCAGTGCCATTAAATTCTTTCATTGTAATGTTTTTATTTGAAGCCATTATTCAGTCACCTCTTCCCAGCCATAAACACCAGGTTCCCAAACATTATTTTCAACTGTGCTTTTCCATTTCTTATCTTTGTGCATCACAACATCACCCTTAGCATAAGCATCTGTAGCTCCCAATGGCTGAACCCACTCAGGAATACCACTTGGGGTAATACCAATGGCTTTATATAAACTTGTAGCTGTATCTGGTGTCCACTGGGCTTGACTGGTATGGTCTTGCAATACTTGATATAATTGTGCGTCCCCTACTTTAGTTTCACCATATCTAAACACATCTTTAATTTTATACGCAACACCAATTTTCCACTCAGGGAACACACTTGCAACTTCCATCATTTGTGATTCTTCCATTGTGCCGGACAAAGAATTAACAAATATTTCCATTGCTCTGCGCATTTCTGCCGCTTTTTGACTATTATTCAATTTCATTCCTCCTTAAAGAAAACTTGGCCGCTTTGTAATACTGGTTCAACACTCGTTACTTTAATTCTATCTGATTTAAAATCTGGGTCAGAATTATTTTGTAGACTAACCAACTCATTACAAATATCATTATATACAGCGGCCTCATTTTTCTTATTGGTTAAATTCTCGTTCTCCAATACAGCAAAAGCACCCTGCCAATTGTTTGTTCTGATACACTCAATAAACTCTTGCCTTAATGTTTTGTCACTTAAATGAATATCTTCATATCTCATTTAATCTGTCACCTCAAACCAAAAATCACCAGTATCTTGTAATACGGGCTGAGTTTCAGAAACAATATATGCTGGACTAAAGCGCTGTAAATAATATCTTTGTAGTGCTGTATTAGTATCTACAATTGTATTCATTTCATTTGCTGAAATAATTTTTGCCGAAGCACTTGGAATTTGTGTAAGAACTGCCTGTGCCGAAGTAAAATCGCCAGACTGCATTAAATTTTGATATTTTGCGACTAAAGCCGCATCAGATTGAGTAATATCTTGTTTTACCACAAAAGTTTGTATTGCCCCTGGGAAAACAGTTGCCATATTCTCACCTCTTTAAATTACAGGATAAAAAGGATATAGCGTAATAGCACTAATTGTCATTACATTTTCAACGCCATAATCCATTTGTATAGTTTTTATCATATATCTATCTTGTTCTGTTGTATCTCTGTCAGCATGAGTAATAATAGTATTTACATCAAGCCAAGGAATAGGAATGCAAGATAATTGAATACTATCATTTAATCGACATTTCCAATATATTTCTACTTTGGCCCTTTCTAATGCTAATTCATCTGATTGAATATTATCATATTCTCCCCCAGATAAAACCTCTCTAATAACACCAACTGTACCATTAACATAAAATGGGCTATCTGGATTTTTGTCTTGCCATGTTGCATTTGCTTGTTGATGGCCCAAGAACAACCAACTATTTTGTCCATCAACACTTTTATATACTGCAACATAGTAATCATCTTTACTTAAACTGTTAATTTTTGTCCCAGCAGAGTTTACAAGTGTAACTATACCGCTTCCATTTACGTCTAAATAAATGCCTGTTTCACTATTTAAATCATTGGGCAAAACAAAGCCTATCATTGTACCATCGGCCAGTTCATGAATAGAAGCAATAGTCATAGTAACATTACTTCCGTTAATACTAATCTCACTTGGGAAATTAGTAATATCGTGACTACGGCCTAAAACAACAATCTCATTCTTAACTGATTCAAAATCCGTAGATACGCTTTCATCAATTAACACAGCATCCCAAATATCATCATCAACTAAAACAGGGTCATCTTCTCCACTTGGAATAAGCTCATAATGAAATACACCATTTACATCAAAATACATTTGATACTGGGGCAAGATATCTCTCAGCTTAGACAAAACATCGTATAATGTACCGCCAATATCTACTTTAATATCATATGGTACTTCTTGAATAACTTCTTTACCATCAATCTCATTTAAACATTCAGACACAACATATTTAGTAAAACCACCAAGGCCAATAGTGGCAATAATAGCCTCACGAACATTTTCACCTTGTGCTATCACAGTTGGCAAGCCAGATAAATTACCGTTTCTCAGCCCTGTTAATTTACTCATTAAATCAACACCTTGAAAAGACAAAGTATTATTTGTGGCTGAATAGGCCCAAGAAGGCTGATTGATTAGATAAATACCTTGATTATACCATTGAATTTCACCAGTATAAATATTTTGATAACCAATATAAGGCTGAATATATTTATCCATCCATATCTTACTGCCGCTTTGGATATCAAACGAAGAATCATTTACAACCAATGATACATTACAAGTTCTACGAATATCACTATTAGAATCAATACTGACAGAGCAACTAATTAAATTACCGCTTATTTCATCAACTTTATTATATTCAAAATTAAGTATATATAACTTAATATATTGAGTAATATAAGGCTGTTTTACGATATTATAATCATTTTGATTGATAATTACACTCATATCAATCCTCCGTTGGTATCATACCACACCTATATAAATCTTGTTTATTATCTGGCTTGCCCACTTCGGCCCAAGAAGCAGATACAGACAACATACCCATACCAGACCCGGCCTGATAAGTTGTTTGAGGATTAGAAGTAATAAAGCACAAGAAACTGTTACCATTCCAGTCTTTAATAATCTTGGGCTTTTTATTGCACAAAAATTGAACTAAAAGATTTCTTTGCTTTACAATAGTTTCTCTATCCAAATTTCCCGTTTTCAAATAATCATCAGGCAATACCATACCATTGATAGAACCTTGTTGATAGTTAATTAGTCCGTTACTAATAATAACAGGATATTGACGGCCATAAGGCTCAAACATACCAATCTGCTGAACAGTATCAATAGTACCATAATCAACACCAGCATAAAATTTATATACCGTATCAACATCACAAACAAACACGCCATCAAATTTAGTTATCACATTCGCTGTTACATAATTTCCTTCAACATCTTCCTGCATAGGTACATAAGCATATTCATAATCAGTATAGTTTAATGCCAAATTATCAGCCACAACAAAGTTTAAATCTTCTGGTTTGTTGATGGGAACAATTTTAAGCGTAGTCCAATCAAAATCGCCTTTAACTCTGCGTTTAATTTTAATTGCAGTAACATTCTCAGAAATACTATCTAAGTTGCCGCCAGATATATTACCATTTAAATCAGCATTTAAAATTGTATTAAAATCCCAATCTGTAGGCTTTGTATGATTATAAGAACTTGTCACATTTTTACTAATATTAACGTGGTCAAAAACACCTTTTTCTATCTTTGTTGATTCAATACCTTTAATATTAGTGGGAACGGGGTCGATAGTATTTTTATCTTTACAAAAATTATACCCTAAAAATCCTATCATGCACCCACCCCCAAGTTCTCAATACGAATGTCATACAAACCACCAACACATCTTAACCAACAAAATGCCCACTCATTTTCCGCAGGAGCCACAATAGCATCTGATTTAATAACATAAGCTACAGGGAAAATATTATTTTTAACTGCAACTTCATACCAAACACTATTTTCCTCCTGACAATACTGCACAATCACCGTATCATTGTTTGGTGTAGCCAATGTTAAAATAGTGCTGTTGGGTGTAAATTTTCTTCCCCAAACACTTACCGTATAATTATCACTTACTTTATATCCATCGTCCCAAAGCACATAATTCCACGGCTCTGTTAAATCAACCGCAGTATTATCATCTACATATTTTGGAGGATAGGGTACGGATTTTCCTCTAATGCCATAAACATTTGACCATACATTAACATATCCTTCAGCACAATTGTTCTCGACAAAAAGATAAGAAAACATACTGGGCTTTTCATAAATTGTTGAAAAATAAATACGCCCCGTACTAACAGTCATGCCATGTGTTGTTAAACCAGTACACTCTACACTATATTGTACGTTATTCTCAAACCCTGAAAACAAATGAGAAACAGTAATAGGCAAAGAATCCCCTGTATTATACAATACTCCGCTTGTTGTAATTAACGCACCAGAAGCCGAATACAAATTGAAAGTATAACTATTTAAAATTTCTCCTTGCGCCTGATTATAATTAACCAGAAAATTAAAAGAAGAATTAGAAACAGAACCGCCATTCTCAATATTTGTAAAATGCATACTTGGCGCAGAATAACAATAAAATTGAATTGGCGTTGAAGCTTTAGATACATTGCCCTGTGCATCTTTTGTAGTTAAAGTGGCTTGATAATAACCGCCATTAGTTAATGTACCAGCTGGTAAAATATGCTCAAATTTAAAGGTGTTTTGTGTTTCAGAATATATTGTTGCTAAAGTTACATTGTTTTTAATTGTAAGAGTATTAGCAACAACTTGATTGCCACCAATTACATTAAATAAAAAGGTCTGCTCTAACGTTGCATCAAACGCACTAACTGATAATAATTGAGGAGTTGTTAAACTCATATCACCACTCCCTTATTTAATTTTATTTTGCTAATGTAAAATAATTCCCAATCAATTCATGTGGCATATATTGTAATACAATTTTATCTCCTGCTTGAGCGCCCTGCCGTTCGCACAAATAAATATGATTATCTTCACCATCTAAATAATACTTACCATATTCATATTCCATACCACGGCTTGCAGGAATTGGGTCATCAATAGTTCCACCATGTTCTGCATCAACAACAGCCCATAGAGAAGGTGTTACATCAGGTGTCCAATCACTTTGAGTTGTATGCGCTTGCACACACTTATACAGTTTCGTTAAATAACTATATCGTTCATCAACAGCAACATGAACACCAATTTTCCAAACAGGAAATAATTCTACTGCTTTTAAAGCATCATTATTTGACAAAGCCGCACTTGCTTTTTCAATGTAAGGCCGTAATTCTCTGGCTCTTTCTGTATAAGTCATCAATTTGCCTCCCCCAATAGAATCTTTGTGGCCAACTCAGCATCAGCTAACTGTTCTTGGGCTTTTTCAAGCTCTGTCTTTTTGCCCATTTTAATTGTGCAAATACCTTTTCTATTATCAGTAATAGACCCTGATAAACAAAATTCACTCATATCATGTTCTACTTCATCTTCAGTAATAATAGACCAAGGAATATTATCTATTAACAATGTTTTAATTTGATTATAGTCAGTGTTCATTGAGATAGAAATGCTGTGTCTATTATCCCAAATTCTATCAGGGTTGTTTCCTGTAAAATTTGCTTCATATAAAATATTGTTTACTTTTAATTTCGCCATAATTCACCTCAAGTAAAATAAATAGATGTACAATATGCGTTTAATTGTGACACTCTATTAGTGACGTTATAAAGTGTGACATATTTAATTCCAGAAATCGCCGAAATATCAAATGTCAGTTCAGTGCTTACAGTTGGAATGGTTTGTGTGGTTGCTGAAGAAGGAATGCCAGTATTATTCCTTTCCTTATATCCTGCACGTCTTGTCCCAGTGGTTCCTTCTGCTTGACAGGTAATGTGCAGAGTAGAATAATTCGTAAAGTCCACCCCGATATTCACATACGCAGCCTCATACATCGCCTCATCTTCATTATATACCGGCTCCAGAACAATACCTTTCGTTGAATTAAACCTTATACCGTTGTGTCGCCCCAGCGTCCCATTTTGCAACGCTGTGTCTCCCAACCGAAAGATTACAAATGCATCTGCGCCGAATTTGATATTATAAGCCACACCATCTATTAAAGTTTTTCCACCTGTAATATTATAGGCCACTCCATCAATCAATGTTTTACCACCAGTAATGTTATAAGCAACCCCATCTATCATTGTTTTTCCTGCCATTATTTACCTCATTCAAACTTCCAACAAATCTGTTGAGATTTATTTTCAAAGAAAGTTCCCCAATCTCCTGCATCTTCGTGACCTGTAAATGTTGATTCATCCAAAAAACATTCGTTTCTAACCTGGGGGATGCTGTATGCTATCGTTGCATTAGTAGCAGCATATAACTCTCCCTCCATAACACCACCGGAGATATTCACAGCGCCAACATCACTTGCTGATAAAGTAACAGCCCCAGTTTTAGTATTTACACTGGTAACAGGAGCAGTTTTTAAATAATCTGTTCCTTCAACAGCCGCAACAATACCACCAGTCCCATCGCCTTTTAGCATAACTGAAGATTCAGGCGCTATAGAAGCCCACGCAAAATAAGACAAATCAGCTGTTTCATTATATTTTGACTGCAAAAACTGTCCTACGTTTGAAGGGCCGTTCTCAGGCACAGGGCGAATTTTAGTAGTTGTATATCCTTCCCACCTATTGACAGCCGCTTCAGCAGAATAACTACCCCACACATACATAGCAACTGGATAAGCTGTACCAGTTTGACCCTTTGATGAAGCACCTTGAATACCTGTAAAATATACTGTTGTTATAGTGCTTATTGTAGGTAGTGATCTATAAGCACTACCCACAAGGCACATATTATTTCCAACAATCATTACAGGTAATTTACCATCTTGGATAGCATTGTAAACATCAAGTGGTGTTTTATCAGCTGTAATGTTATCTCCACCAGAAACTATAGTAGCTTTTATCCAAAAAATATCATTAACAGTAATTGCACCCGTTGACCCATTTACACTTGTCACTGGATAAGGAGGAGGATTAGTTGCAGAATATTTACTTGCTACTTCAGATGCAACCGCATCTACGTCTTTTTTCCGTGGAACATCTAATGGGTCAGAATAGGTTCCATAATTTTTCGGCATGATTTATCTCCTTTAGATTAGATAACAAACAATACGGGCTTTATAATCTCCCTCAACAATGCTGATTCCTTCTGTGTTCATAGAAATTGTTACATCTGTCCCATCATTAGAAATATCACACATAACCATTTCCGGTATTTCTCCTGAATTATTAAATACTTGCACTGTTGCAACTTCATAACCATCAGGAGCAATATAATTCCAAGTCGCACCCAAATCAGATAAAGTAGGACAAATACTTTCTTCTACAATGACTTTCGGCTTTTTCCAAGTTGGAGCGCCGCTGCCATTGCTTGTCAATACTTGCCCAGAAGTTCCAGCAGCAACAGGAGCATAAAAACTCGGGTTCTTGGTTGCGGTGCCATTGAGAGTAATAGTGTTAGCGGTTGCCCCAGTATCAATCCCATTAAGCTTAGTAACCATTTCACTTGTCATAGCACCGTTGGCACTGGTAGAAGCCGTTGCCATAGCAATACCATTAGCGTCTACGCTCAGTCCATTAGCCGCAACAACTTTTGCAGAAATAACATTGGCTTCACTAATATCAATGCCGTTGCCCGGAGTATATACATCAACTAAATCTTGAACATTCAAATAAATATGACTCTCTGTTCCACTTCCAGTAGATGTATCATAAGTATTGATAGTAAAATCAATATACTTAGTGCCAGCAGGCAGGCCAGAGGGGTCGCCAGCACCAGTAGAAGTCTTAATAACCGCAGACTTAACCAAATAGTCTTTGGGAATATTGATTACTGCACCAACACCAGCACCATCTTTTTGAAGTTGATAAGAAGCCAAATAACCAGAGGTTGCTTCAGTAAGTTTAGCAATAGTGTATTCAGGCACATCTACTTCAGGAATTGTGACCATCAAGCCAGCCGCAGACAAAGAAGCCGCATTACCGGTTGTAGGGTCAAGCTTAATGCCCACAGTGGGGTTAACTGTAGTACCTTCTACAACAATGCCCTTATTAGCAGTTGCAGTTACAGAAGCCACCTTAGTATCAGCAGCAGCTAAAGCAGCAGCAGCATCATCAACGCCCTGTTGAGCCAATTTCTTAGCACCATATACAGTGTTCTTAGAAGAATCGTCAGAAGAAGTTCCAAGAACAGCAGCAGCGGCACCAGCAACATCAGCCCCAATGGCCGCAGGAGTAATTGTTTGCGCACTTACAGCGGTAACGTGACCAGCAGCATCAACCGTAATAACAGGAACAACAGAAGAAGAACCTGTACTTCCAGCAGTCACACCACTTAGGCTATGCCCAACATTGATTTGTTTCCCATTTGAGCCAATATCTACCCACTTATTTCCACTACCAATAGCAAAAGTATCGGTTTTAGCGGTAGCGGCAATAGTAGTATCAGCACTTGCGCCAGTAACAGCAGTTGTACCATCGCTTTGCTTTTTAACAGTAATATTAGACCATGCGTTTTGGTTGACTTCACCACCACCAGCAACAGCATTTTTTACAGCTGTATCAAGAGCAACAAACGCTTGTTCTAAAGTCATGCCTTCAGCCACATAACCATCTGTTACAGGAGTATAACCAGTTAAAGTAAGACCTGTTACATTGGTAGTTGTTACATTTCCTGCGTTGTCAAGACCAGTAATAACAGCACCAGTTGTAGAGCCTTGATTATAAACTACACCAATAGGCCCCCAATTAGTACCGTCAAATCTATAAATAAATTTATCTCCACTGTTATAATAAATCTGACCAGCCTTAGCACCAGATGGAGGCGTTACTAATGGTTGAATAACAGCGTTTTGTAACTCGTTTTTATTAAGATTAAGATTTACAAGATAATTCATCCAATCTCCCCTTTTTAATTGCAATATGCTTTTCCGCTAAAAGCAGAAGTAAAAGTTAAAGTTAAAGTGTTTGCATCTATATAAGAAATATCACCAACAACCACACTGCTTGCACTATCAACAACAGACACAGCAGGATATTTATTCAAGTTATGTTTAATCGTCCAAGTTGCACTTGCCGAATTTTGATTGTGTACATATGTTTTATCATTTTGAATCCCCAAATCGGTCAATGTTTTATTTCCACTAAGAGTAACATTGTTAATCTGAGGTAGGTTAATTAAAGAATTATAATCTGTTGCAGTTGGAGTATCGCTTCCACCACCGCCAACAATAAAAAAAGCATTTGAAATATTACCGTTTGGTACAAACACCCTATAATTCTCATTTGGTTTTGGCGTAGTTCCATAAAATTTTACTTTGTCATAACTTCGCCCATTAAAAACAACGGTAGCCACACTACCATCAACAGATTTACATACACCATTATAAATTTGTGTGGTATTTTCTGTTACCATTTTAGACACAATAATTTCTATTGCGCTAATCAATTCTTCTCTCGGGTCTATGTCGCTACCTCCTTTCTACTTTGTAAAAAATAGGGAACAGTAAAAACCATTCCCTATTTTATTTAACGACGCAAATAAGACTTTTGCAATGCCATGTTTTTCAATCCTGCAACAAATTCTTGTGCATTGGTTACATTGGGCAAATCAACATTACCTACACTGATATTAGTATTCGATGTTTTGTTTATCCCACCATAAGCACCACCACCGGGAAGAAGTGGGCCAGAAGGCGTAGATATACCGCTGGAAACATAACCTGAAATGTTAGAAAATTTCCACCCACCATAAGTTCCAGCCATATTCACAATATCACTAATGTCTGCATTTGGGTCTTTTGTTTGCAAAAATCTTTGAGCAACCGCATACCCTAAAACAGACTCCCAGGCTTCCGCTTGATTTTTAATATTATCTTCATTATTTACTAAACTTTGAAGCCAATCTTTTTCATTTAAATAACTTTTTCCTGCGGCATATTGAGATTGTTGAGCGCCAGCAATAATCAAACCAGTATGTCTAAGTTCGGCTTCTCGCTGTTCGGCGGCGCTACCATACCCTTCTATCATCCAAGAAGGAGCTTCATCTTCAGAAATAGTATAAACATGGGGATTACCATTTTCATCTATCTCAGTAATAGTAAATGTTTGCTTTTCACCAGTTCCATACACCGTCTGTCTATTTCGCTCTAACGCCGCTTCTCTTTCTTTTTCCAACGCCGCAATATCATCTTCAAGCTTCTTTTCACGATTGTAAGCATCAAGATTACTTTGAGCAGTGGCTACAGCATCCATATCTGACATATATTGGAAACGGCCATCTTTAAACACCAGCTGTTTCTTATTCCTGGCTGAAGCCATAGCTTCTAACAACCGCTCATACTCAATCTTTTTCTCAAGTTCTTCATTGGTGTTTTTAAGCTTTTCAATCTCAGAATCGTAATAAGCATTAGTTTCATCGTTTAAAGATTTTAATAGTTCTTCTTGGGCTTTAGCAGCATCTTCAGCTTGTTTCTTTTGATAACTGACAAGTTCTTCCCATGCTTTTTTAACATCTTCTGTTGTATCTTCAACAATTTCCTTGGTGGTTTCTTTTGCTTTAGTTTTAAGATTTTCACCTAAATTATCAGCATGGTCATTGGAAATCTTTGTGATATTGCCCCACAAATTATTTAGTGCTGTTTCAGAAATTTCTTTCATGCTCTTCATATCTGTTTCGTCAATCAGACGATTGATTTCAGCTTCAAGCATGACACTATTTAAACTTTGTGCAGCATATCCGGCCGCAGTAGCCAATCTATTTAACGCCGCAAGTTTTTGTTTAACATCTAAATCTGTATTATTAAAGATTTTAATAGCAGCAACGCTATCTAAAATAGAACGCTCTGTACGCTCTGTCCCAGCATACAATTCTTTTTGACTTTCAAAAAGCTTAATGGCACCATCAGAAGCAGCGTTGACCATGACTCCATTTGCTTTATCAACCTGAACACCTAAAGAATCAAAAGCATTGATAAGATTCCACATTTCAGGGGTTACTTCATCAGCATTGGTAGAAGCTATTTGTTTAGCAGCTTCAACATAACCAGAGGCTCTTTCAAGAAAATCTTCATATTGCGTTTCATTGATTTCGCCTGTACGAACAAGTTCATTTGTATATCTTTCAGCCTCATCAGCAAGCCCTTGGTATAATTTTTGGCCAGCGGTACTTACTTTCTCTGATACCTCATCAATAATAGCACCAGCTTCTTCAGCTGTTTGCCCAAACTTTTCTTTAAACTCTGCAAGATATTTGTCTAATTCTTCTTTTGAACCGAATGTTTTTTCAGCATAACCTATTGCACCTGTGTCTGTTCTCCATCTAAGTTTATATTGAGTATCACCCGTTGCATAAGCACCTTTTTGTTGTAGGGTTTGAGCCGCCTGAATTGTTTTAATATCGCCCAATAAAGCAATATGTCTTTCTAATTCGGCATTTTCGTTTACAAGAGCTTCTTTTTCTCTTAAAATTTCAGGCGTTTTATCTTTCCAAGATAAACTGTTTATTTCTTCAAGACGCTCTTTATTAGTCTTTAGTTTTTCATTATCATCTTCAATTGCAATATTAAGCTCTTCTGTACTTTTGCGATAATCTTCGGTTGCTTTATACAAAGCGCCACCAATTGCAAGAACAGCCGCAATACCTAAAATAATAGGCAATGTTGCTCCACTCGCCAATTGTAATGCAGCAAAAGCGTCAGCTAAACTTTTTATACCACCAGCTGCACCAGCAGCACCGGCAACATCAGCAAGAACTTTAAATTGAGATATTACAACAGGAATAATTTTACTAACTTTTAAAAGTTGAGTACCGCCCCATACTGTACCAGTAATCAACAATATCTTAGAAATAATATTACCTATCGCATTATCAAACTTTAATAAAGCATTAACAACATCTAATATGGTTTTTACTAAATCACTGTTAATAACATTAGTAGCTAATTCTTGAAATGTTTGTTGTAAAGCTTTAACTTTGGCTTCAAGACCAGCCATATAAGCTTCATTTTCTTTGGCGGCAGAACCAGCAGAATTTAAAGCTGTTTTTGTAGCGTCAATTGCATGGCCAAAGTTATTCATTAGTGCGAGGAAATTGTTTAATTGTGTGGTACCCGCTATTGTGGTAGCAACATATTTCTGAGTATTTTTTTCTAAGCCTGTCCAACCACTGGCTAAATCTTTTAACAATTCATAACCGGTTTTAAGTTGGCCACTGGTATCATACATATTGATACCCATATCTTTAAAAATAGCTACTATCTTTTTACCATTTGACGAATCTTCATCCAAAACCTGAGCCAAGTTAGCCATGATGGTATTAAGTCCCCGTGCCGCCTTACTGGCATTCCTTGTTTGCTCGGTTATGGCTGTGGTTAAGCCAAGAGTCTCTTCCATCGAGTTACCCATAGCAGCGCTCGAAGAAGCGACAACTTTTAATGCAGTGGCCAAATCGCCTGAATTTACAGAGAAACTATTGGCCACTTCATTTACAGAATCAATAATACTTATTGCCTCATCTGCTTCTTTATTAAATGCAATCAATTGAGAAATAATAAAGCTTGCGGAATCAGCTGCCGAAATTTCCTCATCAGCTACGTTTGAAAACATGGCCGCAACCTGAGCCAATTGCGCAGAATCTTCATCGTTAAAACCATTCTTACGAAATTGGGTTGCGCCCTCAAGCATTTCTGACGTTTATATTGACTTACTTTTTATTAAGATATCCCCACTCATTGTCGTACTTGTCTTGTTCTTCGATTTCCTTTTTGGCCTTTTTACTTGCCTCTGGATTTGTTGTTTCTTCAATTGCCTGTCCCATACATCCCAATAATATTGGCGTTCCTAACGCGCACATAAGAATTCCTATCGTAAGACTGTTGCCCAAATAAGCACAAACACCACCGAATACATTCCACAACAGAACCACGATGGCCATAGCCCACGTCCAAGATTCTCTATCAGTCTTTTTCTTACCAGTATGATTAACAATAAGATAAACAACGCCCCAAACAATTGCCAACGGAATACCAAAAAACACAAATATCATAATAAATCCTCCCTTTGTTTTTCTTGTAAATTCACAATACCACAATAAAACAAAGTTGTCAATACTTTTTTTCAATATTTTTTCAAATATCGCCTGACTATTTCTTCACCCGTATATATGGAGGGTTGCTCTGTATAGTCGATTGACACACCGCTCATCACGGCTTTGCGCCCAATCTACCATTTTGTCACGCATTTTATATATTTTGCGTGACAGATACTTAGGGCTTTCGCCCATATATCATCCTTACTATTGTAATGGTTTCCCACATTCATATAGACTTATCTCATCCTATATTGTAGTCGTAAGGCTTTAGGTTTTCAAGGGTTTAGGAGCTATTCTTTATGCTACTTTACCATCGTAACATACCGGCTCAGACCTACTCGGTTTACCGGTTCGGGCCACCGTTGACCCAAGTTTGTTTAATTTATCAATATAATTATCAAGAGCGCCACCTTGTAAATCAGACACCTTTCTAAACTCAATCATAGCTGAATCAAGTTCAAAGATTTGACCTACCAAACTCTTAATAGCTTCTGTTGATTTTGTAAAAATTTCATTCGCAACATTAAATGTTAAACCAAGGGTTTCTACTTCTTTAGATGCTTTAGCCGATGCATCTTTAACTTTAGTTATATCGTCAGCAGCTTTTTTCAAACCATCTGATTTTGCCTTAATTTCAATAGGCGCAATTCCTTTGGCTTTTTCTTTTAACGATTTTGCTAACGATTGCTGCGAAACTTCAACATCAATTAAAATTTTATAATTCGCACCTGTAGCCATATCTCACCATCCTTTATTTTTTGTGATTTTGGCCTTTTAAAATTTGACTATAAGCGATAAGTATTCCTTCAGCAACATCATCTTCTGATTTTTTACTTTTTGGCCCATACCATTTTAAATCTAATCTAAACAATTCGTTTGCTTTAATTATCGCTTTTTCTTTTAATATGTCTCTATGAGTGCCTTCTCTTGTACCATCAAACATTCCGATATCTTTACGCCATGCGCTGGGCAATAAGAACACAGGCTTAATTTTATATCCTGCGCAAAGACATAAAATCATACCATGCACAGCCCCTAATTGCTCTAATGTTTTGTTTCCAGGCTTTAAAGGTACTGATTCCACATATAAATTCTCTGGTTTATAATGTTTTAATAATTTAGCCAATTCAACCGATTCAATCATAATTCTTTCTCGCCAGTCTTTTGACTTTGGCGCAATTGCTCCATATTGAATCAATTTATCATTTTCAAAAACACCAAAACCAGTGCAAGTAGTAGAAGCATCTATTCCTATACTTATCATTGTCTTTTCTCCGGCTCGGGCTTCGATATTAAAGATACTTTTAGCCCATATTTTTTACAACCCTGTTGGAACCATTTATCAAAATTAGTTTTACCTACATTTGATACCAGTCTATCAAAAGCGTCTCTTTTTTTACGCCAATAACCATCACCAAAAGCTGGACCAGCAATACCCTGATAGATAATGTTGGCCAAATATTGACGAGAATCTACACCCTCATATCTACCACTTACACCAATATGTTGTCCATAGTCACTACTTTCGGGATTATCGCTACCAACAGACATTTTTTCCCAATCATAATAAAACGCACCACGAACATCAGCACCAGTACCCACAGCCGTCCATGCCCGTTTATCCCACGCTTCAGCAAACTCGCCTGTTCTTTGATAGACCGATGGAGTTCCTTTATCATAAACCTTTTCTTTAATAAGCTTAGTATTAGCTTCTAAAATTTGGTCTAAAATATAATCAACAACTTGTTTTAATGCTGGTTTAAACGCCGCTTTTATTTGACTTTCGTTTGTTATTATTACTGCCATTCTTCTCAACCGCCTTTGGCATAACACTCAACACCTGTGTAAGCGCCCTACTAATAGATTCAGTATAATTTAATGCTTCTTGAATATCATATAGATTGATAATTTCTGCTTTTACAGCATCAATCAAGCCACTTTGCAGCAAAGTATCATGGCCAATTTCTTCAAGCTTTTCTTTTTCAATATTTGTAGCAAACATCAACATACACAAATCAATAGAAATCTGTCTTTCGCCCCAGCTTTTCAATGAATTAACACCGTTGACAATCGCTTGAATTTCTGATACAGTTAAATAAGGCTTTACTTCAATGCCATACTTGTGCAGATATACCTTATCCATTGCTTTAATCTCTTTCATTCCTTTTATTCCCTTTCTTCTTTTAAAATTTTACAAACTTGGAAACCCATAGCATACCAATACCAATAATAGCTATAATCCACGGGAAATTATGTTTGAGCCAATTTCTCATATCAAATTTGCCAGCATCTTCAAGTGTTACAACTTTGCTTTCTACAATACTTAATTTTTCACTTGTATTTTTGTTAGCCTTCTCAAAGTCAGTTTTCATGGCTTTCATTTCTTGAGATTGCTCATCCATTTTATCACTTAGTTTGACCATAGAAACACGGACATCTTGCATTGTAGTAGTCAATACTTCATTGCTTTTAATGCTTCTTTCAATTAAATCTTGTAAATAAGGTCGTGTAGACTCTAAAGTTGTGAGTCTGTGTTCATGGTCATCTAATTTTGCGTAAATTTTGCTGTTCTCACCATCTGCCACATTCACACCCTCACTCTCTTATCTTATATTCGCCGTTTTTTAATTTCTTTATGCGGACATAAAGAGGTGTATAATCAAATGGATTTTTTATTCTGATAGTTTCGTTCTCAATATCAATATACAACCAACCTTTGCGCTCTTCTCTTACTTTATTATAACCTTCAGGTACTTGTATATTTAATTTAACCTTGCAATTCGCAGGCATATATTTATTATTTTTCCATTGACCATCTTTTGGACATAAATACCGCCAAGGACAAACTTGTTTAGTTATTTCACAAGTATTATCTTTTACATATTCACACATATTTTTTAAAAAATAGGGATAGCTCAAACAGAACCATCCCTATTTATTATCAATTAGCCATTAGTGACGTAAATATATGCTGGGTCAATATTGGCATAGCCAGTTAAAGCCACAGAAATAACTGAAGCTGTAGAACCAGCAGTTACAACGCCCTGTTGGGTAACAGTTGCATCACCACTAATCTTAGTAAAGGTAAAGTTGCTGTTATCTTTACGCTGAGAAGCAGTACCATTACCATACACCACACGAACAATGGCAGTTTCCTTACCCTGAGCTTCAAGCTCCATTTCGGCGTTCTCCACAGCAAGAGCAATCACGCTATCCTGCCACTTAGCGCCATAAATTTGTTCGGTCATACTACCGTAAGTGGCTTCGGTTTCACAACCAGTGCCAGAAGTATACCGGAAAGCAGTACCACTCAACTGTGTAGGCGCGGAACTTGTGGCATTCAAAGTCAAATCCTGAGAGGGGTCAAGACCCAAACGAGGAATATCAGTAATCAACCGACCAATGATAGAAGCAGAACTGGTAGCATTAATATCAGCGTTGTACAAATCGTTGATAATAACAACATGAATTTCATCGGGGTTGAAATCAGCAGGAATAGGCATCATTCTTGCATTTTCATCCATATAAGGATATTTAATGCAATATACATCATTAACCTGTGCGCCAGAAACGGTCATATAATACTTACTACCAGTTTGAGTAATAGCACCAATTGTCCAACCACTGTCAGCAGGCTTCTTATACCAACCAATCATAACGCCATTAAATGTTGCGGGTGTCTTGGGCAATTCAATTTGTCCAGCAGTAACCACTTTTTCACCAGCGCCTTGAGATTCATAAATACCAGTACCACCCTGCTCAATAGTAGTACCAAGAGTCCAAGCCAGATATTCCAGTTTAAAAGTAGCATTGGTTAGAGTAACATTCAATGTAGAATCACTAAACCAACGACCCAGCAGAGGATTAGACTTACCGCCCCGAACTTCATTGGGAGAGGCAGAAAAAGAAAACGTATTCTCAGTAAGAGTATCGCCAACGCCGATAAAATCATTGCCCTTAAAAATCAACGCTTTACCAACATTAGCTAAAAAAGTTTCAGCCATCTAAAGCTTCCTCCTTATTTTATAAATTGTGTTGTTTTAATAACATTTCTGTATCTGATAAATTGTTGGAATCTGACATGTTAATACTACCGTCCCCACCAAAAGAATTTTTATATTTACCAACTGTAGTCAAATATCCATCCATCTTATTCTTTTTATGAGGGAATATCCAATGCTCCATTTTGTTGCCACTACCAGCAAACAGGGCCACTGGCCTTGTAGTAGTAAACTCAACCTCTCCAACAACTTCATTAAATAATAATTGATGCGCCCTAAGTGTCATTTCACTTTGTTGTGTTTTGTTTAAACCTGTATGTGCAGTAATAATAGCCATCTTTCTTTCCAAAGATGGCACTTCCATACCAAAATTTTTAATACTATCAACTTTTATCATCATTTTTTTAATATCAGGACTGATATAACTATCATCATAAGATGGATTATTTTGATATAATATAATCTTTCTAATATCATCAAAAGATTTTTTGTCGATAGAACAATTATGAGTATGGTCTACAACAACAATTTTTCCATTTTCGTTTTTACCAAAACTCCACGTGTCTATCTTTAAACACATAAGAAAAATAGTGTTTAAACATTCTTTAATATGTTCATCAGCTTTTGTAAGCCAATATAAATATTCAAGATATGACATTTGAATAATTTGCACATCATTACAGTCATTTTTATTTATATCTAAAATCCCTACATTCCTCGTATAAATTTCACTTTGAGGTAACGTAATAGGATAAATATAAATAGTTTTTTGTTTTAATGTATAAGGTGTTGGTTTATCAAAAGTGAAAAAAACTTCTTTTAAAAAGTCAATATCAACCATTACAATTATCTTTTTTACCAGTGTCCCCAACCATTACACCCAAAAACAGTTGCACACCTGTAAAAGTTTTTTCGTTTCCTATTACTGATTTAGCCGCGCAATATCTTGACATATCATCCAGCCACACTAATTTACCAACACCGCCAATATTAACTCCATTTAAAACAGAAAGCATAATATTGATAAATAAATCGCCCCGTGATACTGGTGTACCCTCATAATTAATAAGGCTCATTTGGCCACCATATAAAAAATCAAAAGAATACACAACATTGGCCGTATATAATTCTTTTGGATTATCATAATAGTTATAAATCTTTAAAATGCTCTTGCTATTTGAAATACCATCTTCAATTAAATTAGTAAAGAAAATACTATATTTTTCTTGAACGCCTTTTTTCCAAATAAGTTTCATCTTTTCTTCAAAAGTTAAATTCGGTTTAGACAAGGCATCATATCCACTATATTTTAGCATTTTCCACAAATTTTCTGCATCTGAAGATGTAGCTAAATAAGTTAAAATATTATATGGAATAAAAGGCAAAGCCGATAAACTATTATACATTCTTTACCTCCCATTCAACTTATCAATATTTTCTTGCATTTGTGTAGAATTATCACTTGAAAAATCAACACTACTATTATCTGCTAATTGATTTTCCAAATCATCACCATCGTGAATTTCATCCAAATACAAATCAAGATACAACAATGTATCATAATTCATGTCATTGTTTGGATTTAAAGTGTTTTGATAAGCCCATAGCTTAAAAGGACGGCCACCCAAAATATATCTTGTATTTAATTTAAACAGCCGCAATGTATCAACATTTCCTTGAACCATCACGATAGCATGATTATTAGGAGTTAAAAGATATGAAGACACACGGGCGCTTGGAGATTGCATATTATATTCAACAATGCATGGCGCACTAAATACCTTATCTCCATCCATAATCCGCAAAGCATTGTTACACCGGCGAATACCAACATCTTGAGGCAAACCAGTAAATTCATTATAAGAATGAACAAGCCACCAATTATTATCAAATTGGTAATAAAGCCCACGAATACTTTTTTTGTTAATATCTTTAAATATTAGTTTTAAAAAATCTTTCGTATCTTTTAAGCCCGTTGATGTATCAGCAACAGTGGGTTTTACCCATGCTTCAATACTTTGATATTCAGAAGAACCAATACCAGCCTGTTCAAGAATTTCCCCACCATTTTCAGGAGTCTTTGCAGATGTGTTGTCCCATTGTTCATCAATAAAAGATTGTTGGGCTTCTTTATACATGTCATCTGGCACAGCATTCATTAAAGTTCCTATTGAAGCATCAAGAAAGTCAAACGGCATGTATATCACCTTCCTTTTCAAGGCCGTGAATTATATGAAATACAATACGTCTTACATCATCATGTTCAGCACAAATGCCTAATTCAATTAAACCTCTTACCATTGTTGCAAATTCATAGTTAATTCCCATAAATTGCACATATACTCGGCTTAAATATGCTAAATATGCCTGTTCAATCATTTCTGATTTCGACTTGGCAGCATTTTCATATAATGGCAGAATTTTATAGACAGTATCAACAATCTTATTTCCACTCATTCAAACACCGCCTTAATATTCATAAGAGGCGATATCAAGCAGAATATATTCTTGTGTTGCCCTATCTACTTCTTCTCTTAATTTATCAATAACATTTTGTTTTTCTTTAAAGTTTTGGGCTTCAGAATTAAAAGTAAATGAGGAACTTACCTTTAATTTAAGAGCAATTTGCGCCGCATTATTTGTTTCTCTTTCCCACCATGCAATCACCCAATACCTTGAAAGAATGTAAATTTCAAGATTAGTTAAATCAGCATTAAATGTCCTTGCTGTTTCATCATAATCTAAAGACTGCCTACATTCTACAAATTGTGAAACCGCATTAACCAAAAAACCATCACAAACCCTTTTAAACTTATTCTCATCTTGTTCATAAAGCTTTCCAAGTTTGTAATCTTGACAAATAGTTAGGGCCAAATCTTCTATTCTATCGAAGGAGGTCATTATATCACTCCTTTACAGTTTCATCTTCGTCTGGCTCAATTAACATTAAATCTTTTCCGCAAAGTTTACCAATTTCAATTGCTGCATTTGCATCAACAAACTGGCCATTTTCACGCCGAGTAGAAATCATATCTACAATAATTTGCTTTTGAGCAGCATTAACAAATTTATATGTTTCAATAATAGTCTTGCCGTCTTTATCCATCAATTCTTTTAATGATTTCTCATCAAGTAAAGTATCATAAATATCAGTCAAATTATGTTCTTCGGCAAACTCTTTATCCGCAATATACACAGCCCCAGAATTGATGAGATTAGTCATATTTTCAACAATAATATTTGCTTCTTTTTCAGCAAAATCCCGATGATTAAACTGACCATCAATCTTCCACATTACAGTACCCCGTAAAACAACAGAACCATTGGTTAAGTTAATAAACCGAATTCGCTTAGAAGATTTTTTCTCAGATTTTTCCGTTTCTGGTTTTGTTGAAATCATCTGCGCCATAAGAGCCATTTGTGCCTTTAGTTCTTCAATCTGATTTTTAAGACTATTATTTTCCTCTTGAATATCTTTTGTATTCACAACAGGGGTTTCTTTTGTAGTTTCACTTTTTGCTTTCGCCATTATTCAATTCTCCTTTTATTCCATTTATTCATTATATAAATAGGAGAGGCACACGGCCTCCCCTATCTATTCAAAACAATTAATCGCTAATATTGTATACGCCAGCCTTTGCAGCAGAAGCGAATACGAAATTCCAACCCTTACGATAGGTAAAGTTAGAAGTCAAATCAGCATTGTCAAAGTGCTGATTGGTATTGCTCATAGCACTGGTCATAACACCCTTTACCAACTTATCAACAGAGGGGCTTACAACATAAACCTTATTAGCAGGCAGAACAAGCTTTCCAGTAGCGTCAACAGCATTGTTTAGACGCATAATGGGGAAGTCAAGAATGTTATTGAGAATTTCAATAGAACCGCCTTCGCCACTAATATTCATACGATAGCCAAGAGCGCTATCTGGCAGAACCTTTAGTAGAGCAGAAGCAGAACCAATAATATAAGGACGAACGCCACCATTTAGTGCCTGAACGGTTTCAGCCATTTCAACCAGTGCGGTTACATCCATTGCACCAGTCTTGTTCAGAGAACCAGCAGGGATAGCAGCAATACCAGTGTTCAGAGTATTAACAGCATCTTTATACATCTCAGCTTCAACGGAAACCATCAGCAGAGACATGAAATCAGCAATGCTTTCCTTGCCAGCGAGAACACGATACAGGTCAGAATAGATGGTTACAATATGCTCAACAGGAGTAACCACAATCTCAGACACAGACTTCTTCTGACGGAAAGTTGTACGCTGACCATTGGCGTTTAGGCTAACAGTATAGAAGCTGCGAGGCATAATCTTAAACTTTACAATATCACCAATACCAGCAGTACGGAAATCAGCAAAGATGCTAAACTGAGGCAGAATAACCTGCGGAATGATGGCATTGATAGTTGCATCAATAATTGCAAATGCAGCCCACTGAGTAGAGGGGTGAGCAATCCAAGCGTCAACAGCATTGTCCTTACGGGACACGCCAGACTTGCGCTCAACCTCCGCAAACCAAGCATCCTGCATCAGAGCCTTGTTCTCAGCAGTCTGCTTCTTGTCACAAAAATAGGACATAGCGGCTTCATAGAAGTCAGTATTCTCGCCAGCAAAAGCGATAAGGTCTTTATTCATTAGCATAATAATATTCTCCTTTCTATAGTTTTGGTTAAGCATTCTTCATGCAACGCAGGACAACGGTCTTAACCTCGTCAGCGCCACAGGTAATGCTGTGGAGTCCTTCAACACGGAAAGTTGCACCGCTGGCAACAGTAGTAGCAGGAGCAGCAAGCTTGCCGCCCTCAGCAACACCGCATAGCTGACCAATCTGAGCCTTAGTAGGCAGAGTTCCATTTGCAAATGCACTTGCGTCTACTTCATAGCAGTCAAAGCCAGCGACAATACCCTTAATGTCCATGGGTAGACCAGCCTTGTTGTAGAAGTAACGAATGTCATCGTGAATCTGCATATCGAGAGTCTTGCCAACCTCGGGAGTAGCAACAAGCCATACATTTACAGCGTTAGCAGCCGCAGGCTTAATTTCATACTGATAACCAGTAATATCACCATCTTCAGTCTTAGCAATCTTGTCCAGAGTAACAAGAGTACCATTGTCCAGGTCAGCAGTAGCATAAATGCCAACCATATTTAGAGCATCAACATTGATGCATTCCATCGCAGTAGTATTTACAATACCGTGAAGTGCCATAATTTTTCAATCTCCTTTTTTATAAATATTTTTAATTTTAATATTGATTTTTCAGGCGAGTCCAAATATCTTCAGACTGCTTGGTAATCTTATGTTCAGAAGGCATAGCAAATGTAAATACGCCAGTATCTTCCTTTTTAACAACTTTCTTTACTTCACTAAAACAAGTAGCTTTTACCTTATTGCTCCATGCGTCAAAGGTATCATTGGTACAAGACAAACCTTCATCACGATAAGTAGCAAACTGTTCTTCAGTAATAAATGGACGAACTTCAGCCATCACAGCCTCAACAGCACAAGCAGTCTCCTTTGCCATTGTGACCTCCTTAAACTTGCGAAGCTCCTCAAGTTCTGCATCCTTGTCCATAATGATATGGTCACGCTCTTCAATATCTTTGGTAAGCTGGTCAATCTTAGCCATCATCTCATCCTCAGACATCTTTTCAGACTCTTCTTGTTCAAGCTTTTCGCCACAAGCCATATCTTCATCTTGCTTTTCAGGCTCAGACATCTCAACGGCAAGTTCTTCAACATCTTCAATCTTTTCAACCTCAGACATTTCGATGTTTTTATCTTCCATCTTTTCCTCCTTTCCGTCAGATTCCAAATCAAGCTTTTTATAAATTTTCTCTATTTTATTTACAACAGTAGTCTCATTCTCTTTCTTGGCATAACCAAGAGCAGAGGACAAGCCGTCCCGATTGTATACAAAAGTGTCACCTTTAAGTTCCATAACTGGATATTTTAGATGTTCAGAAGGAGCTTCTTCCCAGCCATCCTCAACAAGCATATACACAGCTTTTACAAGAGTAGCCCGATTAGAAGCCGCCATGATTTTATCTCTCATAGCCGACTTGTCTACATCACCCCAAGCCGTTTCCGACATAGCGTTTTTAGACTTGTCAACCTTGAGCTTTTTATCCTCAGCCATAGATTGATTCCTCTCTTCGACAAACTTTCTTAAAGCAGAATTGGAAGAACTATGTTGCCACTTACCATAACAATCAGCCGCTTCCTTTTCGCTAAACCGAACAAATGTAATATCACTATCAGGACAGCTTGGCCGCACAGTTTTTCCTAAAGCTGTAATTCCTTTAATATCAAACGCCGAAGCATTGTCTTCATCATTCATCTCAAAACGAGCCTCAATACTCACTGCACGTTCATTATCTGCCTCTGAGAAAATATCACAGAACTCTGCCGCATATCGTTTACTAATAATACCATCAGCATAAGCCCTCAGATAGCCGTCATCATCTTTCACAAAATCAATCTCTTGGTCTTGTGGTACAATACCAACAATATATTCATCATCAGTATGTGTAGTAGCATCACCAAACCGAACATCAGCAACAATCCATTTGCCAAGAGCAGACGGCGCAGACGCTCTTAAAACGTCTTCACTAATCCCAATACCATGACTGTTTGGTTTTGTGGAAATAAAACCAAGCCGAGCAATCGCATACTCGGATTCATCATAATCAGAAAATTCAATCCGCTTGATTTCTTCGACTGCAAATTTAATTTCTTTCTGCAATCTCTCTCCTCCTTTCTTTAAGGATTTGATTTATATTAAAGCTCAATGCTGTTTTCTGCACAGAACTTTAACAACTTTTTTGTACGCTTAAACCATAAACTACCATCTTCATCTTTCCACTCTGGAATATTTCCTGCTTGATGAGCTAAAAAAGCTTCTTGCCCCTCAAGACAAACATATTTATCTGTGTTAGATGGAGTACCTAAACGAATCATTATTGATCAGCCTCTTTCTTTTTTAGAAAATTATTATAAAGATTGTCATATTTTGCCGGTCTTAATTTTCTTTCCTCTCCAATAATGCATAAATCCGTATCAAGAAGATATAAATAATTTTCTTTAAGGCCATGTTCTCCTCTTAACCAACTACTAAGCACATTCAAAGGAACTCCTATGACTTTAGCACAATCGCCAATAGATTCATACACAACGCCACAATATAAAACCTGTAAATTTCTTGTGTCATGATATTTATAATTAGCTTTTAATTTATAGACAGGTTTAACATCCAACAATCTCAACCCTTTATCGGCATGTTCTTTTGGAATTATTGAACGTCCTCTTACCCATCTATATATATGATCAGGCGTCACGCCCAAAAACTCTGCACAATCTATAACAGTATCAAAAATTATGCCGTCATATACGACCTTTTTAGCCTTTGGATTATTTCCTTTGGCGACAAACTCACTACGTCTATCCCGCCATTCTTGAGTAGGTGCAAAGCCAGTGGTTCCTTCACCTCCATCGGTTAAATTATATCCATTTGGAACCTTAGAATCATATATTTTAATATAATTACATTCTTCTTTGCACGCTTCCTCGTATGATAAATTTTCTAATAATATATCATGTGTAAAATTGTCCCACCCATATTTCAAGATAGCATTATAAAAACATCCGTTTGACTTGCTTGTATTAGCATAATGAATCCCATTTTTGCCCCATCTTTGTTCTGGTTTGCGAGACGTAATCCCGACATAAGACTTTCCATTTATTTTATTTGTATGCTTATAAACAGTCCACATTATTCTTCTCGTCCCAAAATGAAAAATTTCGGAATATCATGGTCAAACGCCTGAATCCTATTTTCGCCATAATAATCAATCTTATCACTTAATAGAATCGCTTGTTCTACTAATTCATTAACACCCTCAAGCAAATCAAGCAAATCTGCGTATACATGAATATCATTGTTATCAAAGGCAATTTTAGCACAGCCCATCATTATTGTTTGAAACTCAAGTGTTCTGCGTTCAATTTCATGAATAATATCAGTGGCCTGAGCATAATCTTCCACACCACTTGGCGTTTCACCATACAATACACTAATATTATATCTTTCTAAACACAGTTCCCCAATTTTATCACTCAAAACAGGAAAATAATGGGCCATTCCATGATGAATTAAACCTGAAGCCTTATTCATAGCAAACTTAACTCCAAGCACAGACACCATTCGGTCAAACTTACGATTTTCAACAAAACATTGCTTAATCAATTCCATCAACGCATCTTGCGTTGGTTTAGATACAATCATCTCATCTCACCTCTTTACTGGTCATCATTCTGTTGTGCTGATTCAGATTTGTCAACTGGGTCGAGTTGAGGTCGGCCACCAGAGTTTCCACCATCTTTGCTTGTGTTCGCATTCATCAGCAGTTGCAGATTCTTCGTCCAACCAGTATTCTTACTCGCCACAAGACTTTTTTCAAATAACACTGGATTCATGCCCATGGCAGATGCCCACGCCGAACTATCAAGCACAATGCCCTTGTCAGCGTACTTAAACATTGTGTCGATACGTTGCTGACGCTCATAGCGATATGTCGCACCTTCAAAAACAAACTGCCACTTAAACTTCTTAGTAAGCTGATTACCAAAGAAATTCATAAACTTGCTAAACTGATCATATAGAGGACGCATAGTTTGATAAGTTTCATTCTGCCCAGCCTCAATCTCAGCATTAGACATTCTATCAGAGCTATAAATAACCCGGCTTACATTACTTCCGGTTGCAGCCGTGGATTTTACTTGATTATTATACATATCTGGATTTTGGTCATTAAATTGGAAAAACTTATTATCTTCAGTCGGCATAGCAGCTACTTTGAGAGTATTGCCAAGACCTTGTTTTACTTTTCCCATTAAAGACCCAAGCGTTTTCAAATCTATTGAAAATTGATTCTTCTGTGTACCAGACTTGGCATTATCAAACAGCTGAATAGCACCAGCCAAAATACCATAAGCAGCATTCATATCTTTGTCCAATTGCAACTGCTGAACTTCGTCATCAGTAATAGCACTTTTTAATAAAGGAGCAAGATAAGGTGTGGTATTAAAGTTGCCAAGATTCATTTTAAATGCGAAGGCTCCATCCGTAGGTGAGGTCTGTGTCCACATGGCATAAGTCCCCGTCCGCTCATTAAACGGATTTGTAGGTCGATAACTTTCAATAGGTCTTGCCTCTGCTCCAAACACACGCTGATAATAGCGCTTAAATGCGGGGTCATAAGCATCAATGTCAACGCCAACTTGTAAGAAATAATTCATATCAAAATCAAACAGCGGTCCAATATCACTCATACCAGTAAGCATACAGCGGTCTTGTGGTAACATTTGAAGCGCAAACTTCATATTGCCACGATTGCCCCACTTGGTTTTGCGCCACCAACAATAATATACTTCGTGTAACAAAACCTGTTCAACTACTTTTCTAAACTCGCCTTTATAGTCAAACTTTAGCAGAAAGTCATCAATTCGCTTCTTATCGTCTTTATATGCTTTTGTATTATAATCAGATTCATCAGCATTGATACAAACGCACTGTAAATCAAAAGCCAGAGAGTTGGCATAATTTTTGACAGTTTTAGCAAAAATCATGTCAAAAAATGACATATATTCCATATAACTATGAATTGTTTCTGCATTGTTTCTATAATCGGAAAGGGCTTTGCGTATTGCTTTTGAACTGGCTTCTTTTGCGTCATTATTAAGATTCTGCAATAAAGCATTTGACATAAAAGGGGACCAAGCTCCATACATTTCGCCATAAGCCATACCAGTAGCAAATTCTACAAGCCCTTCTACTTGTTCGCGAGTTAATTTTTCAGACATTTGTCACACTCCTTTCTTTTAGATTAAAAGACAAGTTGAATATCATCTACATTCAAGTCATCTTCTTGCATAAATTTACTATATCGAGTATCAAGTTTTTCTGCAAAATAATTTGCATAAGATAATACTACTGCTCTATCTTTATAGCCACTTCTCGGCTCTACAAGCCGCACAAGGCCATTTTTAAACTCAGCGCTCAAATTAACACATTCTTGAACCATTAAATCTGTCTGGCCGAAAGGCGCTAATTTTTCCGCTAATTGCTCAGATGTTAAATCATAAATTTCACCAGAGTCTTCTAATGCTGTCTGAGCATCTTGCATAGAGCAAAGAAACTTAATATTATTGGTTTCAAGTTGCTTTTTAAGGGACTGCCATCCGAGACTGTTCGCTTCAGCAGTTCCAATAAACGGTACAAGACACTTAATAGCGTTGGGGTCAATAGTACGACCAGCTAATTCAGCAACTTTACCATCTGGCACAAAATGCAAATCTTTTTCATCAATTACCGTAAAACCACTGTCATTCCATTTTAGCCAAGCTGGATTAGCTGTTTTTCCAGACATATAATCATAAATGACCTCACCGCCCGAACGGTTATCATAAACAATATAATCGGCTTGATAGCCATAGTATAGTTCTTTCAAATGCAGAACTAACTTATCAGCCCCGCCACCTGGACGTGTTTCTATATAGTCCACATGACGCTCAAACCGGAAATCTTTCCAATGTAACGACATACACATGAATACAGTATTATCGTTCTTTTCTTTACTATTGTTTCCAGAAAAAGCAAAGTCCGAAATAATAAGCCGTATTTCATTCGGTGCTTTATCTACAGAAGTTGTAAACTTACCGCTATAAGTATCTTTTGCGGTGGGTAAATCTACAGCTTGAGTTAAAATCTGATTATCCTTAAAAGACTTAAAATCAAAGAAAGCATCTTCGTTCTCTGAAAACATTTCGTTTAGGATTTCCATTCTAAAATCAACTTCACTCATTGATTTCTTATTCTTTCTATAATCAGCCCATGTTCTCGACCCATCGTCAATAGCTGCAAAAATATCTTCAGCAAAAGGTATATACACCTCATGTTTTGATTCAAAATAATTATTAAAAATATCTTGATATTTTCTTGCAAACCACTCATATGAGTATCTTGCTGAGGTAATATAAAAAGACCGAGCTTTTTCTTGCCAACGCCGCGTATTATATTTAGGATTAAGCAAATATTTGGCTTGACGTGCGTGACCCATAGGCTCAAATACAGAATCAATAATACTCTTTTTTAATAGCCGCGCTTCTTCATAAATATTCAGGGTTGAACGGGCACCTCTGCTTGATTCAAGACAAGCAAGCACAGATATAGTAGAGCCATTAAGTTTATTCTCTATTGTATAAGCACCACCATCAGACGTATTAGACTTAGTAATAACAATATATTCATGCTCATACATATAAAGCAAATAAGGAGACAGCTTTTTAATAAGTTCATCCCTTATCTTTTTCTCTACTAACTTAGAGGCTTGCGGAATAGTAGAAGATGTAATCACAATCTCACTGTATGGATAAAGGCAAAAACAAACCAAAGAAGCTAAACCACATAAAAATGATTTGGCCGCACCACGGGTGGCAATAGCCATAAACTCTTGACTTATACCCATCATGTGTATTATAATTTTCTGTATTGGGTATAGTTTTATTTGAAAAACTTCTTCGACAAAAATGTCCCAATTTCTACGATAACGAGTTATATGCTTTTTAACATTGGCCTTTTGGCGTTCTGTTAAATATAAATTATTAGCAGCAGAAGTTGTAGAAAGTTGACGTGTGAGAAATTGTTTGCGTAAATTACCGCCGTGATTTATTGGCAAGGGCATTATTGCTCTTCCTCTGGCACAGGCGGATAAACTCTAACTTTACTATTTAGATTTCTCATACTGCGCATAATATTATTAAAAGCTTTCTCAAACCCTGCAATATCTCTATATTTCTTTTCATCTTCTTCTTCGGCCGGTTCAGTTTCTTCAATCATCCAAGCAAGACGGTCAATAAACTGTTTACGCTCATCAGTATCTTTTTTACCATAATCATTAAGACCGAGCATATCAAGTAGAGATTTAAGATTTTTCTGAGCTTTATCAATCTCACCCACGTCACCAGATTCATTGGCTTTACGCAATCTTAATTCACCTTTGGCCACATCTCTATATCTTAATTCAAGAGAATAATTTAAATTATCAACTTCTTTAGTATAAGCATCAAAAAACCCATTAAGTAACTCATAATCCTCAACTTCAAACTTACCCCAAATCTTTTCCATTTCGGTTATATCTAAAGGCTTTTCTTCTGCTTTCCGAACCTTCTGTCCAGTCTTAGCAAAATCACTTAAATCTAAATCACTTTGCCAAAACCCTTCAATAATAAAACCCAACTCTTTAAGAGTATTATGATAAACCATAAAAAGATTAGAACTGTTTGGCATATTCGTTTTACGACTAAGCGCTATATCATAGTATTCTTTAATCACAGGATATCCCATTTCAGCACACAAACACCACAAAGCAGCGCCTTCAGAATTTAATGCTTTTTGATATTGTTTGAATCTATTATTAAGACACCCTCGACACAACGGAAGATATGTGTTGTGATAAGGATTAAGACTTTGAATAAAACCAGTCTTTTCTTTTGCCCCCATACACCCCACACACCAGTTCTGTGTGCTTCTATTAAATTCTGCCATTTCCCTTTTCTCCTTATAGAATAAGCGGGCCAAAATCTTGACCCGCTTTCCATTTTTCCATTATTCAATTGTACTGGTAGTTTGGCTTTATACCACTTACCAGAGATATTCGATCACCTCCTTCATACTTTAGTCTGTGTTATGCAGACAATTGGATGCAAGTATAGTGACCTCCTTCCTTTCGGAAAATTATACGGTTTTAGCTGACACCGTAAAACACCTGTCTCATCTTATTTCACCTACGCATGACAGTATGTTAGGAAATAGTTAATGTCTCACCTTTCGGCTGACAAGATATATTCAAACCGCTTTTGCGGAATGAATCAAAGGTAATAATTACGGCTCCAAGTTTTGCCGTTATCTTCCTCATACAAAGCAATATAGCAACTTGGCCGTGCGGATGCTCTAATCTGTTTAGCATAGCTGTCTGTGCCTACAATAGACCCAACACGAGTCAACTGTCTATCGCCAAGTTCAGTAATACCCACAGTCTTACTTTCACCCCTATGCAAATGGCCAGCTACAATCTCATCAACATCAATGTTGTACAGGTTACTAAAATAATCCATTGTAGTCTTGAGGTCTTTATCTTCGCCATGTTGGAACATCACATTAACACCTTGAATGTTTTTAATAGCAACATCTTGGTAGTCATCAACTGTAATCCAATCTAAGTCTTGCAGACGTAGTTTGATAAACTCAACCACAATCTTAGTTAGGTTTTCGCCCTCAAACATAGGGCGAGAGGTAAGGCTTCTTACAGTATCGTGATTACCCCCGATAATAACCACATTCACTTTTTTCTCAAGACGAATAGATAACTGATAAATCCATTCGCTTAGAAACTCAGCCAAACGAATAACCGTATCAGTCACAGGCTCACGCAGTTTAGTCAAACTTGACTCTCTAAGAATACCCTCAACCAAGTCACCGCAAATGGCCACGGTCAAATCATCAAACACAATATCATCGGCTTCAATCTTATCAATGATAGACCAAAGCCGTGCGCACATGATGTCATAACTGTACTCGTTTACAATTTCGTTATAAATTCCTTTTACCGTAAACGTAGACCCCGCATGAAGGTCAGATATTGCAAGTAGAGCCGTTCTATGTTTATCACAAGGCTCTACATCCAACTTTGGTCGAGCGCCCTTAATCGGCTCTAATCGCTCAATCGCCTTAATAATTTGTTCATTAAACAGGTCGTTTCTGGCCTCGGCACGTTGGATAGCATTATACTCAAGGTTGGCCGTTTGAATCTTAATTCTTTCGGCTTTGAGCTGTTCCAACATATCTTGCATCTCGCCTTCAGCTTCAACATCTCCCATATCCTCAAGATGTTTTAAAAAGATACTAAACACCTTTGCCGAGCGCCGAATATATTCATCAGAAAAAACATCTCTATAATCCGTGCCAAGCACTTTCTCCGCCCAGTCTTGATAAGTAATTATTTTATCTTCAAGGCTTTGTGTTGCTATCCTCGCTTTGTTTAATTTGTCCATTTACATTTTCCTTTTCAATTTCCTGCCTTTCAGCATATTTCCATTTATATCCACCAGCTGTCTTTTGTTTACGCAATGGGTCACAGCAATTAGAGATATAAATTTTATTTATTCCAGTAGCTTCTTCAGCCTTTGTCATAGAAGGATAAATTGCAATAAACTCTCCCTCTAAATCCATTTGAACAACAGCGCGCGCGGCATTTGTGCGGTCTTTAGTGGCTTCATTTGCCTGTTCTTTTAATTCTCGTTTTGTTTTTAACAACTTTTGAAATTCTTTCTGTGCTTTTTCTCTACGTTGCTCAACCATTTCATCAACACAGGTACTTGCCGCTAAACTATCGGCCCTAACCTGTCTTGTATAATCACGCTCAGTTAAAGCCCCTTTTTTAAGCCTCTTACGATATTGCTTAGTCACACCTTGCATATTCACATCATTGATAAAATCATCTTCAGGTGTAAAATTTGGCTTAATTCGACCTGGCACAAGATAAGTCATTGTCTTACCATTCGGCATCTTTTGTGTTTGATAATAACTTGGCTCTTCTGTTACTGTAAAAGTTCCAAGTCCGGGTACTCTACAAGAACCATTATAAAACACCTCTCGAATAATTACTTCTTGAAAAGCCCCCCACCATTCAGCAGCCGTTTGAATAGATGTACTGTCTTTCCAACGGCAAGCCTGCTTAAAAAACTCCTTGTTGGTAAGCATCATAGCGCTAACACTACCATTAGTCATTTTCTTCTACTTCCTCTTCTTCCATTTCTGCATCTTCGCTATAATCAACTAAATTCGTCTTGGCCGGATTATCTTCGTCTAATTCAAACAACGTAGCCTCTTTTTGCTTATCACGCCATTTACTACTTAATCTTAATACCGTCTTTTGAAAACCGGGAACATTTTTCGGCTCATTATAACAACACTCTGAAGGATTCCACATTCTTACATCTGTTCGAGGGTTAATTTGTTTCCAGCCAAAATGACCAATACCCGGAATAGGCACCTCAACCTGTCCCAACAATCCTTCTTGAATAATCTCCCCATAAATATCTAAAGTGGTCTTAATCATATCGGGTGGGAAGCCTGTTCTAAGAAAAATTTGATAGGCAACTTCCTTCTGTGTAAGGCGTGGTTTTTTAGACGTATATGATGACATATTTTTATTCCTTTCCCTATTAGTGTATTAAATGTTCTATGTTCATTCTCTCAAACCCTTGTGGCGCAAGGCTTTCACACACTTTTACCAATCGGACTAACTTTTCTTTCCATTCTTTTTTGATTATCTAACGTTTTTGTGCATTCTTCACAACAACAAATTTGCCGTGTATCTCTGGGCTGAAAACGCTGCCCGCAAACTTTACAAACTCGGCCTTGTACATTCCTTTCTAAATTTCGCACAATATCCCAGCCAAAACAAGCCCATAATAATTTTTTATTGTTTTCTGTCTTGACAGTATAAGCATAAGCAACTAAACTATTAACGATAAAATCAATCGAAGCTTCAGCTTTATCAATAATATCTTGCCTAATGCAATGATATTTATAAAGGTCATCTTCTTTAATATGCTCATCTTCGCCATAACTAAAACGATTTTGATTTTTTGTCCAATGATTATATAATTCAATCACTTTGGCATTTTCACGAATTGTATAATCAACTTCTTGATTTAACAACATTCGCCAATCAAAATCACCAATGGTTTTTGAATACTTTAGCCTTGACCGTGGAAATTGCTTAGAAATCCGATTCATTGTAGAATCGTTTTCTGGCTCAACTTGATAAGTTTTTTTATCTTTAGCATAAATAAAGAAATGTGGCAAATTAGCCTTTGTATAAGATTTAATAATATCATTGATTTCTTTAGGTGGTTCAGTCTTCCAAAGAGTTTTAGCATAATCAATCACTTGATTATTTTTCATTGTCAGCCAAGCAATAACTTTAATCTGCTCTTCAGTCAATCTACCACCATGAGCATTCTTAACTTTACTAATGGCGTTACTAATTGGCCCAATTGAACCACCAGTATAAGCCATACTTACGCCTTCATATAACTTATCTGCATCTATCAGTCCACCCCTGGCCTTTTTCATATCATAAGACAATGGCACAATATTTTTCATATTTCTTTCGGCCACAGCAGTGAGTGTTCTATCTTTAACCACAAGGCTAATATCGCCATCAAAATCCTGCTGTAGTATTTTAGAAATCATATCATGAGCGCTAAAATAAACACATTTCGTATCACCAAACCATTTATCGGTTAGTTCATTTCTTTGATTTATTCTAACAGCATGTTCTTGATACAAATGCGGGCTTCTTAAACAATCAAGCCTATCACCAGCACCAAACTGATTAGTATATACTTCACCATTCTTTAACAGTCCCTTTGGCCTTTGTTCCCCCTTACACAGCCATTCACAAAAAGCAACCGGGTCAGGCGAAATAAACAAATATTTTCCATTTATCCTTAAACGACCGCCCTTGGCCTGTTTAATCAGACTCTTCTTTGTTTGCTTTAACAAATCTTGATTATAAACATCTTTCATCAATTCAGGATAAATACACAAAGCTGCTTGCATTGCTGATTTATTTCGATTATATTCTACAGCACCAAGCAATCTCATAGTAGTTTGATAATCGCCACCAACGTTCTCAATTTCTTCTCTTGTTTTTCGGCAAATTATCTCAATCTCACTATCGCTCATATCGCCCAAAGACTGTAGCATTTGATAGTTAATACGGGCCTTTGGAATATAATCCTCTTCAATCTTACAACAACCAAAATGGCAACCATACACCTTGAAGTTTGTCTTATATTCTTCCCATGACGAATAGAATTTATATAACTTAAACATCGACTTAGTAAGAACATATTGGATATCATCTAAGACAAGGTTCCATTCTTTGCCATAAATATCATATACCACCCATTGGTCTTGTGTGCATTCTTCTCTCAAATATTTTTGAAAGTCGAAATAAGTAATTAACCCTTTAATCCAAGGCGCTCTAACAATTTGAGTCTTAAAGCCTTTTTTACAACACATCCCCCAGCCATCTGTTTCTGCAATTACAGTCTCAGAAGTTTTTCTGGTAATAGTATAATCTGTCCAATCAATAAAATCTGATTCCGCTGTTACAGGCATTTCAAAATCATCAACTACAATACACCGGTCAATATCAAAATCTTGTATTCTATCTGTAGCCGAGGCCGAAAGACTCATATAAGCCAAGAACTTATTTTCGTTCATACCGTCGAGTTCATTTATCTTTTCAACCGACAGCCCACACATCAAAGTCTTTTGGATTCTTTTATAGTCCTTTTCTTTAATCGCCATGAATCTTTTGGTTCTTATCATTCCAGCGCCACAAGAATAAAACACATAATGTTCGCCTTTATAATCAAATCCGTTATGAATAATGCTATTTAATATCTCAAAGAAAAACACATTGACAATCATAATCTTGTCGCTTCTCTCAAAAGGTTGCATTTCAAGATTTCTTGTCAATTCAGATGTAAACAAATTGATAATATTTTTATCTTTTATTGCTTTTTCATTAAGCTCTCTGGTAATATTATCTTGCAACGATTGTTTAAGTAACTTTGAAAGTTCTTCTTTGTTTTTTTTGATAAGTTTATTAAAAGCCTTCAAACGCCACGAATCATTATTTCTTTTTTGTTCTTTTTTCCTGGCCAAGTACAACCGCATTAAACGATTATGCCAATATTGTTCTTCTGGTGTATAAAAAGCATCTGTTCCAACAGACGGTATATAAACAAATTCACTCAGTGGCATTTGTATCTTCTCCTGTTTCAAGAATCCAACTAATCCAAATATCTAAACTTGGCTCATATATATCGTCCCAGACTTCAGGCTCAATATCATATGATGTTTGAGTATATGTTCTATAACTCATTTCTTGCCACACCATGTGTTCACCCCCTTTGTTCTTTTGTTATTTTTATTATCTTAATTTTATCATATTTTGTGCAATTTGTCAATAATTATTTTGTTAATAAAAATTTTACAATTTTGTACTTGACAAATTATTTATTCTATATTATAATAAATATTATTATATAAGTATATATAATATATATATTATATATAATATATAAATATATAAGTATAAGTAGTATAAGTATAAGTATAAGAATTTTTCTTAATAACTATGAACGTTAGTGAATAGTTATTAAAAGAAAAATTCAAGTAAAAAGAAAAAATTTTAAAAAACCTATTGACAGCATTCGCCACTTATGTTAAAATTGCTATAACAAACAAAGGAGGCCATAAAATGTTAAACTTGTTTGCTAAGAAAAAACTTTCTGAAGAAGTTGCCGAACTTGAAGCTCGGAAAGAAAAAATCTCTGCTCAACTTTCCCAAATCCAGTCAAAACTTGAGGAAGTAAAGCGCCAGTATAATATTTATACTAACAGTGTTAATGTTATTGAAAAGGCTATTGATTATAATATTCCTTTGTATAATCGTGGTTTAAGTGAACTTGAACAACAACGTTATGGAATCCAGTTAAAAATTAAAAGTGAAATTAACATAGGGCTATACAGAATTGACCAACCCTATTCTATACAAGGCTCTGTTAAACAAGGTGAATTGTTACAAAAGGCATGGGCCGAAGGTATTTGTGCAGCATTTAATTCTTATGTCAACGAAAAAGAAAAAAGCCTTACACTTCAGAACCGAGATGATTATAAACAACAAATTATCAATCGTTTTGATAAATTCCAGAAAAGAGCCTCTACAATTGGTATAAGATTAAATTCCACTTATGCTGTCTTACGCATGGAAGAAATGGATGTTAATTTAGCTATTAAACTCAAAAAGAAAGAAGAAGCCGCTAAAATCAGAGAAGAGCGCAAACGCTTGAGAGAACAAGAAAAGCTACTTGAAGAAATTGCCAGAGAACAAGACAAACTTGAACAAGAACGCAAGTCTATGGATATTGCCTTTGCCAAGGCTCTAACCGATGAAGAACGTGAACTAATCAAGGCCCAAATGAATGATATTGACAAGCGTATGGATAACTTGAAATATCGTCGTGAACATAATAATGCTGGTTGGGTATATGTGATTAGTTCGCCCAGTTTGCCCGGAATGACGAAGATAGGTTGCACTCGCCGCCTTAACCCTACAATCCGTGTAAAAGAACTTAGTTCAAGTTCTCTGCCTTATGCGTTCAGAACACATGGGTTTGTGTTTAGTGATAATTGTTTTGAGCTTGAAACACAGATGCATCATTACTTTGATTCTAAGCGTGTAGCCCCTGACAGAGAGTTCTTTTATATCACGCCACAAGAGGCTATTGACGTGTTAAAGAATAAATTTAATCAAGAAGTTCATTTTGAAGATATGGAGGAAGATAAAGATGTCTGATAATGTTAATCACCCTCAGCACTATACTCAAGGTGGTATTGAGTGTATTAACGCTCTAAAGGCCGCAACAGTTGGTAAGACTGGAATTGAAGCTGTTTGCGTAGCCAATGTAATTAAATATCTTTGGCGCTATGAAGAAAAGAATGGCTTGGAGGATATTCGTAAGGCCCAATGGTATCTTGAACGGTTGATTAAAGAATATACTAATGATTCAGAATATAAACAACAAGAATGTTTGAATAACAATGACTTTGAGCCAGATTGTAATAATTGTTATTATTGTTATAAAGAAGCTAAAGAAGAACCATGTTGCAATTGCAAAAGCACCGCTATTTATGGTTCATTGGAATATAAGAAACGCCCCAATATGTATAAAGAAGCATGACACTGTTTAATGATAAAATAAGACGATACTTAAACATGGCCAAAGAAGCCAGCAAGCAATCTGATTTTAAACAACACCACCTTGGGGCTGTAGCGATTTATAAAGGTAGCTTGCTGGCCACAGGCCACAATAGTACAAAGACTAATCCCCGACAGAAAGAGTTTAACCGTGAACGTGGTTGGGATGTTGAGGCCAGCGATGCTCATAACACTGTTCATGCTGAGATGGCTTGTTTAAGCAAGATTAGATACCTTGACATTGACTTTAGCAAGGTTAAGCTCTATGTGTATCGTGAGCATAAAAATGGGGTTAAGGCCCTTGCAAGGCCATGTCCAGCTTGTCAAAAGATGATTAAGGATATGAGGATTAGGGAAGTCTGGTTTACAACAGAGAATGGTTTTGGATATGAATGGATGGAGGATTAAACGGAAAGATTAACTAAGCGTCTGGCCAGCGGAGCAGTTGCTTATAATTATCCTGCAAGTTGTTACTTTGATGATGATTCTGGCCCAGACGAAAATGACTTCTGTTGTTACGGCGAACGAAAAGAATAAAAATAAGAGGACTGAGAAATCAGCCCTCTTTTTTTAATTCTTCTGACGTTGCAAAAACATCAGGCTCATATTTAATTGCCTTTTCTACCATTTGTTCATGAATAGATTTTGGGATAATGCCAAATCGCTTACTTTTCAATAAGCGATTGACTTGGGCGTTGTTAAATTTTGGGGCAAAAAAGCCAACTAAACGTTTAAGCTCAGAGGCTCTAAATATAATAAATGCTTTGGAATATTCATCAAAACCAAGCCCATGAATTTTATTACTTATAGTATGATAATATTCTTTAATAACTGTTGGCCCTAACTTGTATAGCTCTTGTATAGAATTGGCATTAACAGATTTCATAAACTCCAACTTAGTCTGCTCTATTGCCGCCCTCTGTTCTTCTGTAGCCATTTGCGCTTTTTCATAAACTTTGCCTTCGCTATAATGATATATTTTTCTAAGCATATAACTTTCGTAATACTCAATCAACCCTTTTTCTTTTAATTTAAGAAGGTTAGTTTTTAAGATGTATTTATCATGTTCTTCGACAATGTTAAACCAACGCCCCTCAAATTCTTCTACCAGGCCATTAGGAAAATCGTATGGAACCTTTATATTTAATTCTTCTTTCCCATATTTATAAAGAAAATAATTCTTATTGACCATGTAAAGCTTTTTTCTAAAATCGGCATAAGTATATACTTGTTTTACTTCTCCATCAGCAATTAAATCAAGTAATGCGGCTTGAACAAAGTTATTATAATTCTTTTCGGCTTGAATTAACGCCTTTTCTTCTTCAGTATATTCTCTATGAACAACATATTTGCCTTTTTTAGTTTTTTCAATATTATATAAATTTTGTAAATTCTCTAACTGTAATTTTCTTTTTTTGCCTGAATTCATAGCTGGTTCTAAATTAAATTCTTCACATAGTTGTTGATAACTTAACTCTTTTCCCAATTCCATTTCTGCACCTCTGCACTTAAATTTAGTGACATAACAATAACGCTCTGCGTTTTGCGTTTAATATTTAAAAATCTGCACCTATATTTTCCAGTACATATATTATTGTAATAGAATAAAAAGGTGCAGACTTTTCACCTCTACCATATTATCATATCTCAACGCTATTGTCAAGATATATAAATATAAATTTATAAATTGTTAATATTTATGAAAGTGGGGAAGAAATGTTATATATTATATAAATTATTATAGTAAGTGGGGAAAGAATGTTTGTTTTAGATAGATGTATGGGGTAGAGTGGGGGGTGTTTATTAGAAGTGTGTGTTGTGGGGGTGCTACTACCTGTTCATTTCTCCGGCGTTTTTCGCTGCTCCGATACCCGGCCCCCAGTTTTGTTTACATAAAAAATTTCTGATAACAGTAGTTATCCGAAAAGTTTAACTTTAGGCCAGGAACTTGCTTTCGTGGTTTAACTCGCTAAAGAGTTGAAGTTTTTACCGTACATCAATGTACGATGTTCATCTATTACGGAGCTTTTTCTCGTTGCACTCACACAACACCATCTCAACCGTACTAATACACTTCATACACTCTCACTATCTTACAATAATAAGATTATATACATTATATATATATATATACAACAAACCCACCTCGTCAAACCTAACAAAACAAGCCTCTGATATTTGTACACTTTGCCATATTGACATTATTATAAAAAGGCTTATAATAATAAACAGAAAGCAACAAAAAAGGAGGCCGAAACAATGGCAAAGTTGACCACGCTATACAACTTAATAAAAAAATGGAAGAAAGAACTTAAGCAAATGCAAGAAAAGCTTCCTGGCATGGTAAATCCGCAAGCTATTGAGGTAACGGAAAAAATGCTGGAAAGCACACGGAAAGAATATATAAATAGAGGGGGGAGGAGGCCGGTCTAATGTTAGAAGCTTTGAAATATGCAGCTGGATGTACTGGCTTAGCGGTTGGGACTATAGCAGTTTTAACGTTTATCTGTGTTTTGATTGATATTATTATAAGGAGGCATAAAAAATGAAAATCTATGAACTGTCCGCACGTTATGACGCACGTAAGAGTTTTTACGGCAAAGCTCATGTTATCGACTATGAAAACGGAACTCTTGAATTACAAAGCTATGACACTATTGTTTCTCGTTGTATCGACGGAAAAGTTGAAGAGCTTGGAAAATGGGGCCAAACAACGACAAGACACCAAAAAGAATTCCGCAAACAGATGGAAAAATAAACCAAAAAACTTTTAAAATCTTGTGCAAAATGCCCATTGTAAAAGCCTTTAGGATTTGATATCATACAATTACCGAAAGGAACAAAAAACATTTTTTGGAGGTTAATATTATGAAATACAAAACTACTACTAAGGCCCTTCGTGAAGGCGCTTGCAATCTTCGTTGTGCTGGCTATTGCGACTTGCAAAACCTCTTAAGAACGCATGACGCAAACGCATATACTTGTGGTGTGTATGGCTGGAATTTTGATGTATATGAAGTCTATGGTTTGACTATCTGCACGGGCTACCGTGGTATGCCGGGAAAACGGCTTGAAGGTATCGCAGAGTATGAAAAAAAAGCTGATGCTATTTGGTGCGATTATAATAAGCCGTATGATGAGCGGCGCGAGGAAGTCGAAAAGCTTTTATATGAGTTTTGCAAGGCTAACGGCGGTTATTAAGAAAGGAGAAAAAAACATGAACGAATACAAGGACATTATTTCCGCTATCGTGCGGCGTGAAGGCGGGTACAGGGAGCGGGAAATCTGGAAAAAACCGCATACAATAGAACGAAGTGAAACGTGGAATAAATTCCATAAAGTTGTAAATATTCTAGCAGCAGAACCAGAAGAAGACGGTTATTTTCCCGGTTTTGCGGTTGACCTTGTAACCCGGTCTATTTGCGGCTAAAAAAGAAAGAGATAAAACAACCGGCTTTCTAATGGGGTTTGTGCCTATCAAGCCCCATTCCAGAAATATTTTTTAGGAGGTTAAAACAATGTTGTCTGTCAATTTACAAGCCCGCATTTTTGCGGACTACCACGCGGGGAAAGAGTATACCAACGGCACAAAATACTGTTATACGCTGCAATATAACCCGCTTGCGCTGGTTCATACGTGGGTTATTAGACAAAACAAAAACGGCGGAGAATGGCGCTTTTTGCAGCCACTGGTAGATAATATGCAGTTTACACCGCACAACAGTAAACATTAAAGAAAAAGGCCTTCGGGCCTCTTTTCTTTTTGCCTGTTGCCTTTTTTCGTTTCCCTGGTGTTTCTATCTTATTAAAATAAAAACCCGGCAACGGCTTAAAAAAAGCCTATTTTATAGGAGGGGGGGCAAACACTTTAATTCGCTAAAGAATAAAAGTAAAAAAATTTTTGAAATTTTTGAAGAAAAGTGTTGACAAGAAAGCTATAAGGTGCTATACTATAATCAATCCAAGGGAAAAACAAAAAAAAGAAAGGAAGTAAAAAAATGAAACTGCTTCAAACAGAGTGGGCTTTCATCATTACCAGACTGGAGGAAATCGCAAAAAATAAAACAGAAACACCGGCGAACAGATTGCAAGCGATTGAGATTCTAAAAAAACTCAAAGAAACGCCAACAGGCTAAAAGGAAGGGGCTTTGGCCCTTTCTTTTTCCCGTCAAACTTTAATTCACTAAAGTGCTAAATCGCTAAATCTTTATCACTTTAATTTATGAAAGTTTTTAAATTTTACGCACACGCACACACAATTAGCCGCATTTTAAATTTTTCCCGCTATGATATATATGTATGTATATATATAGATATGTATATATTATGATATGTAGATAAATGAATGTATATATGTATATAATTTATTACATTTATAAATATAATATCTATATAATTGATTAAATTTAAGGCGTTTAGCTTTGAGGTGAGTAAACATAGCAATAAAATAAACTGGGTAAATTTAAGCAATTTTGTAGTTAATTTACGTTGTCATATATTTATAAATAAATTATCAACAAATAGATTGATATATAAATAAATCTAATTTTTATGTGAATATATAAATAAAGTTGTGTTATATGGATATATAGATGGATATATTTAGACAAACAAGCGGGTAAATAAATTTATAAATAAATAAAACTCAATGAAAAAAATAAAAAAATTGATAAAAAATATATTGACAAATTGATATAGATATGATATTATCAAAAACAACAAGGCAATCGTTACTAAGTATATAGTTATATAACTATAAACGAGCCAAAAAATGAAAATCGAATTTTGAGTTGAAAAATGAAAATTGAATTTTGAAAAGAGGTCTATCGAAAAATGAAAAATGAAATTTGTGAATGCTATCATGAAATTACAAAAACCAGTTTTAAAATTCAAGAACAAAAAATCAAAATCAAATATGGTGTTTGCTTTGGGACAAAAGAATGTGAAGAATGTAATTGCAAAGGCGATACATCAAAATGTGATTTTTATCCAGAGAAACGAAAACAGCAAACCGAAACAGAAAAAACGATAACAAAAGCTGAAGCTGAAAAAATCTTAGGGTGCAGAATTGAAGGATAAAAGATGAGAATGGTATTTAATAATATTCAATCGCCTTGTTATATATGTGAGCAACGTAAAGCAGGTTGCCACAATCAATGCGCTGATTATAAAAATTACAGAACCGAAATTGAAAAATTGAAATTGGAAAAAGAACAAAGATATAAAGAATGGGCTGATGTCAAAGGCGCAATGAATAGTATGACCAAAGCCAGAGTTTATGGTGGTGTTTGATTATCACACATTAAATTTATTAAAAATAATGTTTGATATAAAAGAGGATGGAAAATGATTATAGTAATTGTTTTGATATTTTTATTTTTACTTTGTGTTTTTTATTATAGATATGGTTTACAGCAATTAACATATAGCAAGTCAACACCAGATAAAGATTATGCTGAAATAGATTTTAATAATTGGCTTGATTGGTTTACAATTACTCCCGAAAAATGGTGTTTTATTTATATAAACGATAGGCCGTTTCATGCAAAATATGAAATTAAAATTCCATGTTATATTGAATTTATTAAACCAGATTTCCCATTTTTTGATGGTCAGAAAAAGACGTTCATTAAATTTACATATGATGATTTTAAGAGATTTCAAAAATGGTATAAACAATATGAACGAGAACAAGAATTAAAAGACAATATTGAGTATAAAAATAAAATGAGGCATGAAAATGAAGTAAATACACTTAATTTACTTAAAAACGTACAAAAAGATATCAATAATTATAAAGCTAAAATTGATAAAGAAATGGACAATGCTGTTTCTATGTGTCGAGAAGTTACAACCAATATTGCAAACAAAAATGTATAAGCTGGTGCAAGTATAAATCCTCAGTCACCAACTACTCATGTATACGCTCCTTTCAAAAATCACAGTCCTCGAATTTGTTTAGAAAAAAACTCTTGACAGGTTCGAGGATTTGTGATACAATCAAGATAAATTAAGGAGGTAGTTAAAATGATTGATGCTTATGCAAAATATATGAAATCAGAAAAGATGTCTGAGAATACCATGAGAGTTTATACCAATCATATCAATCAGATGTTAAATGCTATTGGCAAACTTGAAAATGAGATTACTTATCTTGATTTGATTAACTGGAAGGCCGATATTGCTAACCAGGCCAGTGCAACGGTAGCTAATAAAGTTGCCGCTACAAAATCTTATTTCAAATTTTTGTCTGATGCCGGGATTATTGCAGATGACATTAGTAAAAATTTAAAACGGCCTGATAATATCCGCAACAAAGAAAAGCCTTATATCAACGAAGAAGACGCTAAATTGTTAGTTGATTATGCAAGAACGTTTAGAGACAAGGCAATGTTTAGATTTTTGCTTTCTACTGGCGTTCGGTTTTGTGAAATGGCCAACATCACTTTGGAACAATATAAAAATGCAATGGCCACAGACAGAGTTATTGATTTAACGGTAACAAAAGGAGATAAAGGGGGTAAAATTTATATCAACGAATGTACTGAGCAAGCAATCAACACATATTTAAACACCAGAGAAGATAATTGCCCTTATTTATTTGTTTCGTTTGGCGAGAATAAACTTAGTGATAATAGTGTATCTCATACAATTAAAACAGCTGCAAGAAGGGCTGGATTGCCTTATTGGAATCAATTAAGTTGCCATTGTCTAAGAGCCGCTTGTGCAACAATTATGAGTAATAAAGGCGTTCCGGTAGCCACTATTAGTAAAGTCTTGCGTCATAGTTCTTTGGCTGTGACTACAAGATACATTAAGACAAGTCAGGATAATATCAATAATGCTACGGCATTGATGGAATTTTAAGGAGGTAAAACATGAGTAATTTGGCAAAGGATTGGCAGGAAGGACAGTATACTGTCAGAATCAAAGACAATCTGGTTGAGGTTGATACCATCCGGCCTATTGTAAGGAGCAACCCGTTTGGTAGTTGTACATTTCAGAAACGATATGTAGCTACTGCCAAGTGTGACCCCGAAGATGAGTTTAATCTAAGTATGGGTGTTACGTTGGCTATGGACAGATTGAGTAAGGAACTGGATAAGGGCAAAATTGAAGTTAGTAATAAGGTTAGGATTAAGAATGCTAATTTGCTTTATCCCACCTACATTGACTGGATTAAAAAGAATATTGATGATGTAGGTTTGGTCGCTTGTTTTGCTTACGGCCAATTTCCTAATACTAAAGATACTGTTTATGTTGTCAAGGCTATTGCGCCTTGGAAGGTTGAAAATGATAACGGAGAGGTGTTGGTCTATGTTCAGCGTTATTATAAATTTATCAATGGTAACGTTAGCAATAATGAGCCTTGTTATCTGATGAGTATTGATGCATTGGAGAAGATTTATGAATAATTATCCAAAAATGTTACCTGAAGTCATCGAGGCCATTGAAACTCATTTTGATGACAACAAAGATATTATTACAGATTGTATGCTATATCTAAAGAATGTTGTTGCAAGAGACGAAGACTTTTTAGAAATTTGTCGTTGGTTTAATCGACAGGGTTTATGTGAAGAATGTGGTACAAAGTTAATTACTGAGCGCCACAAAGAGCCGCATTCTGAACTTGGATATGGCATTTATGAAGTTGTGAGTGAAACATTTTGTCCGAAATGTGAGGGTTTTTATGATGAATGAAATTAAATCGCCATTAAAAGCTATCCATCAACATTGTATTGAATGCATGGGCAATCAAGTAAGAGAAGTACCATATTGTAATGTTAAGCGATGTCCACTATATCCGTTTAGAATGGGCAAAAACCCATATAGTACACGCCATTTTACCGAAGAACAAAAACAAGCGGCTGCTGAACGTATGAAGAAGGCAAGAGAAGCAAAGAAAGATAATTAAAAGATTACGTTTTCTTGCATAAAAACGGTTTTTATTTGTTCCGAGTATAAACACACCACTAATAAACACGGGGTTTCCTGTGCTTAAAATATAATTAAGATATTGAGGTATTTTTAATGGAAAGTATTTTAAACAAGTCAAAGAATTTTTATCGTTGTATTGGAACTGTATATGAAAAGGGATTAAAGAGGGAGCCTTGTACTGTAGAACTGTATCAGGATGGGAAAAAGACTGGCGAAAAGGTTGAGGCCGAATGCATTAAAGGCAAGCTTGCTGTACGAACTGGTAACGATATTGTCAGTTTTATGATTTACTTTGCATCTAAGGGTTTTGATGGTGAAGAAAGCAAGCGTTGGAAGATGGCCGAATCCATGATAGATTTGGAGCCTGAAGTAAATGGTAATGGAAATCCTTCTGTTGTCGTTGTTGAGGGTACAATTGAAAACAACATGTTTATGAGCCGTGACGGTAAGGATGTCAAGGAAGCCCCTCAGTTCCGTGTAAGTAAGGTAAGCACTTCTGTTAAGGCTGATGCCGAACCGGGTATGACTATTCAGTTGTCTGGTTGTATGACTAAGAACGTGCCTGAGACTAAGATGGTTGATGGCGAAGCTGAGGAAACTGGCCGTGGTGTAATGACTGTGTATGTAGCTAATAATAAGGGCGAAGTATTCCCTGTCAATGTAATTGTACCTGATGATATTGTTGATGATGTAAATGATGTAGTTGAAAAAGGTTGTACTATTGATGCAACAATTGACGTAAGTAGTATTACTTTTGGTGGAGCAGCTAAAAAGCATAGTATTGGACGGGCTGGTAAGGTTGATACTTCAAATGTTTCTACACGGATTGAATTTATTCTTGCTGGTATGGATGTTGTAGAAGAACCCGAAGAACTTTATACCGAAGACGAAGACGGTAAGCAGATTCCTGTAAAGACTTTGTGGATGAACCCTGAGACTGTCAAGAAGGCCATTAAGATGTATCAGGTTAAGAAGGATGAGTTTGCCAAGAACGGTGACAATAAGAAATCTAAATCCAAGCCGTCAATGGCAGATAGAAAAGCCGAGGCTAAGGCAAAACGTGTAGGAAAGCCAAAGGTAGAACCCGAAGATGACTTTGAAGAAGATAATGCAGACGATGGCTTTTTTGAAGATGATGATTTGCCGTTTTGAGAGGTGAGTAAATATGGCGCTTGATATTACAAATCTTGAGGAAACTACAATCACCACCGGCCTTGAGGGCAAGATTCTGGCTTGGTACGGAACCAACAACGTAGGCAAGAGTCATGTAGCTTCCAAGCTGTTCCCTGGTAAGACGTTGTGGTTAGCGACCGAGAAGGGCTATAACGCCATTTCTGGTATGCGTAAAGTGGATATTGAGTCTTGGAATGACTTTCGACAGGTTGTGTCTCAGCTTACTGTTAAGAATGAAAAGAAGCGTGAAAAGGTACGGGGTATGTATCAGTGCGTTGTAGTAGACGTTGCTGACCGTCTACCCAACTTGGCTACTGCTTATATTATCTCCACTTATAACACTCAGAACGCTGAAAAGTCTGATTTTAGTCCTATCACTGAATTATCTGGTGTTCCTTATGGTGGTGGCTATGCCATGCTAAACAAGGAGATGGATAGCCAAATCAATAAGTTGGCACTATCTGGTTATTGTGTTGTTCTAATCTTCCATGATGAAATCCGCAAGGTTAAGGATGGTAGAGAGGAATATGAGTACATTGTACCCAAAAATACCTTTAATAAGGCTGGTAATGCTCTAAAGGATATTCCTGACTTTATGATTTATCTTGAGTCTCAGGGCGTTGATGAAGATGGTAAGGCACTACTATCCATCGGCCATTGCGTACAGCATAAGGAGTATTTTGCTCGTAGCCGGTTTACTGAGTGTCCTGAAACAATCAATCCTTTTACTGCTGAAAATCTAAAGGAAACTGTGCGAATTGCATGTGAGCATGAGGCTGAAAAGCAAGGCGTGTCTGCTATCACTTACGCAGAGGAAGAAGCCCAGCGTGAAAAGGAAAAGACTGAAAAGAAGAAGTCTGCGGCTGAGTTAATTGAAGAAATTAAGCCTGTTTATACTGTATTGCGTAAAGCTAAATTATCTTCGGCGGTTAATAGCATTGTGGGTGATTTCCTCGGTTATGACGAAAACGATAAGCCTAACAAGATTAGTGAAGCTGATGATTCTCAAGTTGAAGCTCTACAATATATCTATGATAAATTAGTAGACCTTGCTGAAGACAAAGATATTGATTGGGAATAAATAAAATAAAGGCGGCTGGTTTTTCTGGCCGTCTTTTTCAATAGGAGGGTATATGGCAGCACCTAAACTCTCAGAAGAAGAAAAAGTATATCGTAAAAAAGTCACAGACTTGATTCAATCCATGTGGGGCGAAGATGCTAATTGGAAGTTGCTTACCGCTCAACTCAAGAACATCATGAAAGAGTATAAACTTACACACAAAGATGTATATGCTGTGCTTAAATATTGTATATATTATGAACAAATTGTAAATGATAAAAATTATGGACTTGGGCAATTTTTCCCAAAATATATCGAACCCACAATAAATTTTATAGAAAAAATATCTTGTGCAAAAGAAAAAGCTGCTGATATGAAAGAAATTCTACCTATTAAGGTTAAAAAGTATCGGCCTCAAAGAAAGATTAAAGATGACTTGACTTTTGATTGAGATGGTGGTATGATTAAGACAAAGGAGGGATAGTATGACAGTAGCAGAATTAAAACAAGCCTTATCTAAATATCCAGATGATATGGAAGTTAAAATCGTCGATGCTCCAGCGCTTATACCTGTAACTGATATTAAAACTATTGTTGACATCGACACTAACATTACATCATTAATAATGCGTGGTAGCAGAGATTGGTGGATTGACGAAGAGGGGTACTAATGTTATACAATTCTAATATGGCCTCACTTTTGCTCGGTTGCCTAATGAACAACACCCAACTTCTATTTAACCCATCTTACCCCTTGACAAAAACTGACTTTGACCCTGAGCCTGTTCATCGTATCATCTTTATCGCTACTTGTAAACTTGCTGAAGCAGGTGCTGGTAATGTCAGTGAAGTCGAGATTGATAATTATGTTAAGGATTACCCAGCCCAATATGAAACGCTAAACGACAGCAATTTTCTTGACTTTGTGCCAACTGTAAAAGAGCTATGTTCGCCTGAGAGTTTTGAGTTATATTATACCACCTTGCGTAAGTTTAGTCTGTTGCGTGAGCTTAAAGAGGATGGGTATAACATTGCTGATTACTATGATGAAATGCTCGATGAAACAGAGCAAATGGCCAAGTTGAACAAGTGGACTATTGGCGAGATTCTTACTGACATTGAGTTTAAGTCAGCAAAGCTGAGAACCAAGTACGATGTTAAGTATGTACGGAATGAAATCAAGGCTGGCGAGAATGTTGCTGAAAGGTTGGCTGGTTTTAAGGAACAGCCGTCATTTGGGGCTTTGTTCCAGAGTGGGTATCTAAGTACAATTTGGAATGGATGGTGTAGAGGGCATTTGGGGCTAAGAGGTGGCATGAGTTCAATTGGTAAAAGTAGGTTGGGTGTTGCCGACTTAGTAGCTGTTGGAGCAAAAAAAATATGGAACCCAGAAATACAAGACTTTATTGAAAACCCCAATTATCAATCTCCTACTCTCTATATCGCCACAGAGCAAGATATTGAAACAGAAGTTGAGCCGATGTTCTGGTCTGCTGTAAGTGGGGTTGAATATAGGTCAATTAAGAATGGCCTGTGTACGCCTGACGAAGAAAAACGTGTAATTAAAGCAGGAGAGATTATCTCTCAATCTAATTTGCACATTACTTCAATGCCCAATTTTACCACCAAATCTCTTAATCGTAAAATTAAAGAAATGGTTGAGTGTGAAGGTATTGGATATTGTGTATTTGATTATATGGAAAGTCAAGGTGATATTGCTCAAGAATATAGACAGACCGTGGGTTCTGCTGGGAGACAAGACCAAATCTTATTGTATTTATCAACAGAATTAAAAATAATGGCTGAAGATATGAATGTGGGTATTTTAACTAATCAGCAGCTTAATGATAGTTGGAAGTCTTTAAGTTTTATTGACGAAACCGCTTTGGCGGGTGGTAAATCCACTAAAAACAAAATTGATTTTGGTTCAATTCTTGCGCCAACTTCTTATTTACGAAAAGATTTAAAGCGAATAGAACCCTATCTAAAGCGTAAAGGAGTGGGTGAAAAACGTCAGCCTATACCAAACATTTGTGAGTTTATTATCAAGTCGCGTTATGGTATTTATGGCGATAAGCGCTTAAAGCTATGGTCATACTTTGACCGTGGTACATTCCAACGTATTGATTACTTCGTGACAGACGATGAAAATAATGTGTTAGCTGAAATTAAACCATCTATATTGGAGGATTTTTAATGAAGAAAGATGATGTTGGCCTAAAGCATGTTTTTGTGGCTGCTGGTGCCATTATATTTTTTGCGTGTGGTATGCCTGTTTTTGATGCTGTTAGTAATTGGTTGGCTAATTGGTTTGGTTTAAAATCAGTTAAACTTAATCATGAAGCAAGTAAATTCACAGAAGAAAATACTCAATCGACAACTCAGGCTATTGGTTTTCAAGTTCCCAATGAAACAGAAGAAGGAGAAGATTATGAAGAATGAAAGAATCGTTCATCTTTCTGAAAGCCCTTGTTACCAGTGCGGCATGATGTCAAGTTGTATTGCAAAAGTACAGCGTTGTAAAAGTCTACAGGATATTGTTGATTATGTAATGCCAAGAAAAAATTTTGATTTTCACGAATGTTCATTATATAAAGTCTTAGTATTGGAGAAGGAACATGGCAAAAAAGAAAAGCACAACAGATAATAATTGGATAAATACACCGCCTGAAGGAATGTTTTTTGGGCTGACATTAAACGAAGGGCAAGAAATTTTTAAAGAGTCCATTATGTCTAAGGATAAACAGGTCGTTATTGCTAATGCTGTTGCAGGCAGCGGAAAGACCCTAATTGCAACGGCTTGTGCAAGAATGCTACAACTATATCATGGTTATGATGGCGTGATTTATGTTTTTAGTGCCAACCAAGAATCTGCTTTAGGTTATCGACCTGGGACAACAGAAGAAAAAGTTGGTGATTATTTACAACCATTAGAAGATGCTTTGATTAAACTTAATGAAGAGCCTGACAAAGCCATTATTACCGATGATACAATCAAAATGGGAACAGGCTGGATAGATGCCCGCCCTTCTACTTTTTTGCGTGGTGTCAATTTTAACCATAAAGTTGTTATTATTGATGAGTGTCAGAACTTTACTATTCCTGAAATTAAAAAGATAATCAGCCGTTGTGACAGTGAATGTAAAATTATTATTATTGGTTGTTCTGCTCAGATTGATATTGACCCAAACAAGTCTTGCTTTGAACATTTGATTTCTTATCTAAGTCAATATGACTTTGTAAAGGTATGTCACTTGCCTATTTCTTATCGTGGCCGTTTGGCAGAAATTATTGACCATTTCTCTTGACAAATCTTTTTTTTGATGATATAATAGACTTATCTTATCAAAGGAGAATAGTCATGAACTCTAAAAATAATAAAATTGATATTATTACTATTATTACTTGTATTATATTATTAGTTGTAGTTGGTAATTTTAGTATATTATATCAAGAAATTTTTTGCTCTTCTAAACCTGAGCCTGTTGTTTCTTATACTCAATCTATTATTGAAACTAAAGTTTTTATGCCCGAAGCTTCTATTGACAAATATATTTCTGATGAATCAGAAAGTTTGTCAGACGAAGATAGATATGTTATTGAGTGTATTGTAGCCGGAGAAGCAAGAGGCGAAGGAACAGAAGGCCAAATGTGGGTTGCGACTTGCATCTATAACGCAATGCAAAAAGATGGCTTAACTCCTTTGGAAGTTAAAACAATATACAAATATTCTGGCTGGTATGAAAATGTAAGTGATGAAGTTAAAGAATCTGTGTCCAGAGTGTTTGACAATGGTGAAATAGTAAATGATAATGTATTGTATTTTTATGCTTATAAGACAACAAAATCTTCTTGGCATGAAACACAAGATTATATTACAACTATCGGTGGACATAAATTCTTTGCAAAAAGAGGTACAATATGATTTATTTAGACTACGCCGCAACCTGTCCTTATGTTAAATATGCAAACCCCGTTTATGAGCGATTCCTCAACCCTAACGCTAACTATGCTTACAAAGAAAAACGCCTACTATCTGAAGCAGAAGATAGAGTAAAAAAGGCTATTGGGGCCAAGGGTGGCAAAGTTATTTTTGGTGGCACGAGTAGTCAGTTGATTGAGAATTTGATGACGGTTATTGATGAACAGACTCATTATCGCCATGTTATTTGTTCTGCTTTTGAGCATGATAGTTTTTTTCGACATGGGAACGTCATGGGTTATAGTAAAAAAGATTTGTTTAAAAGACTACAATTTGCTAAAGAATACGATACAAAAGCTCAAAAATTTGTGATGTGGCAGGGCGTTAATAATCTAACAGGCGAAATCTTTCCCATTGAAGAAATTGGTACGCTATGTCACGAACATGACGCTTTTTACATTTGTGATATGACAGCTATGGTTGGTCATATTCCAATTCCAGTCAACATCGACAAATGGTGTGACTGTGCTGTGTGGAGCGGTCATAAGTTAGGTACTGAACTTGGTATTGGTTGTTGTTGGATTAGCGACCGCTTAGATAAATGGCTCAGTGGTTTTAAGCTACATGGTACGCCCAACCTTGCTGGCGCATTGGCTATGACTCAAGCGGTTGAGGATGTTTGCGATAAAGATGTTATTGCAAAGAGAAATGAGCATTGGCTTTATTTATTTAAGGGACTTGGCCTGTCTTTGCTCAATAATGGTATTACATGGATTGGTGTTGACCGTAGAGAATGGGAAACAGGAACGTTTGCAATTAACACTATTCGTCTACCTGGATTTAATGCAAGAGCACTACAATCTTATCTTGCAAGCAAAGAAATTTATATTGGCCTTGGGCAATCAAGTTGTGCAGATAAAGCAGACAGACGGGTTTTGTGCCAAGGTTATGGTTTAAGTGAGCAAGGGGCTGATGAAGTTGTTAGAATTAGCTTTGGTGAAAATAGTAGCGTTGAGGATATAGAGGCGTTGGTTGAAGGAATTAAGAAGTTTCGAGATACTTATGTAAAGTGAGGTTAAAGTAATGGGTAAGGTTGATGTTAAAAAACTCAAGAAGGCATTGACCTTATCACATTATGATACCATCCTTCGTGAGCTTGGCATCCCTATCTTTAGCAAGAGCAATACAGAATGGCGTTGCTGGACAGGGGATAAGAACAAAGACCCATATCAAGGTAGCCCAGCCCTTGTCTTTTACACTGATACTAAGATATTTTTCGGCATGACTATGGGGCGTTCATATGACTGCATTTCTCTTGTCCAAACTCGCCTAAATCTGCTTGGCCAAACTTGCTCATTCCTTGACGCTTGTAACTGGATTCTTGAGAAAACCGGTCTTGACCCAACCAAAATAACCAAACCCTTTACAAACAACCATGTTTATGATTGGTCTGAGCTTGAGCGATTTGTTAGAGTAAGAAAGTATGGCAATCAACTACCAGAATACAATCGTAACATCATTGATACTTTACCCCCGTTATACCCCCAAGCATGGATAGATGAGGGTATAAGCGAAGAAACAATGGCTAAATATCAGATACGATATTATGAGCGTTGTAATCAGACTATGATACCATGCTTTGATGATGAGGCGAGGTTGATTGGGGTCAGAGTAAGAAATTGGGATAAGGATAAGGTTGAACAGGCCAAATATATGCCGTTGATTACATTGGATGGACAATGTTATAAATTCAATACTAATCAGGTGTTTTATGGGGTTAACTATAACAAGCCTATGATTGAGCAGACTGGTGAGGTTTGGTTGGGTGAGTCAGAGAAGTTCGTTCTCAAGTTAGATGGATGGTTCGGCCCCAAGTCATGTGCGCTTGCTATGTATGGTCATCAACTTGGTATGCAACGCAGAAACCAACTCATTAAGATGGGTGTTAAACGAGTGGCATACTGTCCAGATATGGACTTCATTGGTCAAGATGATGTTTTTTTTGAGGATTGGTGCAAGTCTGTAAGACGGCTGTGTGATATGTTCAAAGGGTATTGTCAGGTTGATATAGTGTGGGATGATACTGGTGAGTTGTTAGGGCCGAAAGAAAATGCAACTGATAGAGATAGAGAAACATGGGATAAATTGTGGGAAAGTAGAGAGAGGTATTTATGATTAAACCTAAATTGCTTGTTTGCTGTGAAGAATCACAGCGTGTTTGTATGGCTTTTAGAGAAAGAGGTTGGGAGACGTATAGCTGTGATATTGAGCCTTGCTCTGGCGGTCATCCTGAGTGGCATATTCAACAAGACGTATTGCCTCTAATCAATGGCGATTGTGAGTTTGATACGGTCGATGGTGAACATCATGTTATTGAAGGTGAATGGGATTTGTTGATTTGTCATCCACCTTGCACTTATTTGACAGTGGCGGGAAATCGTTGGTTTAATATTGAAAAATATGGCCAAAAAGCGATTAAACGTATGGCCGATAGAGAAGAAGCGATTAAGTTCTTTATGGCATTTGCTAATGCTAAGTGCGCTCATATTGCCATAGAGAATCCCGTAGGCATCATGTCTAAGTGTTATCGCAAGCCTAATCAAATTATTCAGCCTTATCAGTTTGGTGAACATGCAAGAAAAGGAACGTGTTTGTGGTTGAAAGGATTGTCTAATCTTAAACCCACTAATATGGTAGACCCTGGTGATATTCTTGAGGGGGGATATAGCGTAGGAGCTTCAGCGAATTGGGCCACTAATGAACAGGGCAAGATTTTACGATGGAATGACCCTAAAACAGCCAAAGCCAGAAGCAAGACTTTTATTGGTGTTGCAAAAGCTATGTCCGAACAGTGGGGAGAGTTTATAGAAAATAATTCTTGACAAAGCCAAATAATCATGCTATACTCTATCTATCAAAGGAGGTTATAACATGATTATTTTTAAAGAAAATAAAGAGACTGGCTTGTCTTGTGGCGTTAATGATTGGGGAGAATTATTTATTGGAGACAATAGAAGCGGAGCTAATCTATCTGACACACCTGAAAATAGAGAGTATGTTTTAGAACAATTCGAATATTGGAACAATAAAAATTAAAAATAACCCTTGACAAAAGCCTTTTGGTGTGGTATTATCATTACATCAAAAGGCTTTGCCTAATATAAGGAGGCTTAAATATGTACGAACAGTATACTGATAAGCAGATTGTTGAGATGCTGAAGCCTAAACTAACTAAAATTTTGGGTAATGGCATATGGGATACCGCACTTGAACATTCAGAAGGTGGTAGAAATTTGATTAAGCTAATTGCCACTATCTACCGTTCAGCTTATATTCGTGGTCAGCTTGGTCGAAGTTTTATTATTGGTAAACCTAAGCAGACTGAACATTGGATTCCTGTAACCAGAGATAATGTTAAGATTGGTAGTAAAGTTAAGATGATTAATGAAGAAGCCCATAAAAATAATCCTCAGTGGTTTCCTAATGTTGGAACAGTAGGAACTGTAACAGAGGTTTGGTTCCCTAACTATCTTATCCAATGGCCAAAAGGAACTACAAGTAAAACAGATAAATGGTGTTGTGACAATACTCGTCTTGAGGTGTTGCTATGCGAGTGAAACCTCTACTATCTAAAATCAACCCGGATACATTTATTGAAGATTATCTACAAGCTCATGGGGTTGATAATGTTAATCTCTATCTTGAACCTGATAAGAGTTGTTTGGATAGACCGGAAGATTATCCCAATGTGGCCGAAGGCGAAATGTTACTTAACAAGGCCATTCATAATGATTGGCGTATCGGCCTACTTGTCGATGTCGATTGTGATGGGTACTGTTCAGCCACACTAATCCGTCAATTCCTTAATTCGTTTGACATTGACCCCACCATCTACATCCGTAAGGGCAAGGCTCATGGCCTAAGAAAATCAGCTACAGAGGATATTGTGCCTGTCATTATTGATGATGGTATCCAACTGTTGATTGTGCCCGATGCGGGGAGTAATGACACTCCTGAGTGTAAGGAGCTACTATCCAATGGTTGCCAAGTCTTGGTTTTAGACCACCATAAAGTTGAGGTTGACAACCCTTATGCGGTAGTCATCAATCATCATCTTGGCAAGGGCCTAAATACGGCCCTATCCGGTACGGGTGTAACAGCCAAGTTTATTGAATATTGTTGCACTGTTTGGGCTATGAAGCCACCTTGTATGGACGACCTCATTGCCCTATCTACCATCTCTGATAGCTGTGACCTGACGGCTTTAGAGAATAGATATTATGTCCATAACGGCCTACACAACGTCCGAAACCCTCTAATCCAAGCCATGTTGCCTTCAGCGGTTAAGCGTTACGGCCTAACGCCTACTGGTTACAGTTGGGCTATGATTCCACTAATCAACGCTGTATGCCGTAAGGAAGAAACAGATGAAAAGCATGAGTTGTTTGATGCTTTTAGTGGTCATGGCGATATTGAGTCTGCTCTAAAGATGTGCCGTTCAGCACACCGTCTACAAACAGAGACAGTAAAACAAGCCGTAGAGGATGTTGAGCCTACTCTTGACCTTGACCATAAGGTGATTATTGGGTTTTGTGATGGTGGGCTGGCTAATCAAATTGGCCTGATTGCCAATAAGTTCCAAGGCAAGTACAATAAGCCTACTATTCTACTACGTCAAGCAAGCTCTACAACATGGTCTGGCAGTCTAAGAAGCCCTGTGGATTTGACTGATGTGGTTAATGAGTCTGGTTTGGCCAAAGCCATGGGCCATAATCAAGCCGCTGGTGTGTTGGTTCGCAAGTCTAATCTTAACCGCCTGATTGCTTATCTTGACAAAGCTGATTTCCCGCTTGAGCCTGAGATTGATGTAGCTGGGTATATTGCCCCTAAACAAATCAATAATAAGCTCTGCAAGGCTTGTGAGGATAATGCTGAGTTGTGGGGTCAGGGGCTTAGAGAACCCACCTTCTACATCAACGCCGAGATTGATGAAACCAATATACAGGTCTTTGAAAAGCGCACTACAACAGTAAAAATTACAATAAACGGAGTTGATTTTCTGTTGTTTATGGCTACCCCTGAACAAGTAGATAGGTTGACACAAAAGGGTAAAAAAAGCCTATCTTTGATTGTAACTTTGTCTACTAATGAATGGAATGGTGTGGTTAAGCCTCAAGCTAAAATTAAGCAGTTTGAGGTTGGTAAGGTTGAGGATAAGAATGAAAGTGAAGAAAGCTGGATGAATGATTTTTAAGTCTTGACAACCATAATTAAATATGTTACAATTAAACCGTGGAGAAATCTACGGTTTAATTTTTAG